TGGATTGAGTTCCACACCAATGAGCGTCGTATCCACGAATAGAAACGAGCTGAGATCCCTGGTACGCTGGAGTGTCGCATCCATTTCGCTCGTCGGAAACACCTGAGCAACCAGCGCCCTGGGCCGGAGGTTCAGCAGTTCACACTCAACATCACTAGTGCTGTGGTACGCAGGATCCACGACGCGAGTGGGGGTATTGATCGGCACCATTCCAGGCGTTGGCAGGTGGATTGCTGGACTCGGCTCACCCTGTTCCACTGGAGTTTGCTGGATGTAGAGATTGAGACTCCGCTGCATCCCAGCGATAACACTGCGCGCTACGTATGCCCCACCAAGGAGTTGGATCTTAGCCATCTCAGTCCAACACCACGAGGAATGGCCGAGTTTGTCCACCGCCAGCACGGGTAAGAGCAACGGCACTGAGGGGCGTGATTGGGTTTGGTACCAGGGGAGTGGAGCGGCCCAGCGAGGCCGCAGGCAATGCCGAGGGCCGAATTGCTTCGCGAAGCGAGCGACTTCGAGCCACGGCACACACAAGCGCACTGGCAGGCCGCACGGCCTCGGTCATCCCAATAGCAATGTTGGGGAAGCAGTTCAGCAGCGAGACTGGCGCAACATTCTCAGTAAGCGCCCGGCTACGAGCCAACGCCGCCGTCAACAGCGATGTAGATGCCAAATCTGCTTGGAGGGTGCGAGTCCGCGCAACCAGCACCGACACCGGCGTAATAGCCTCCACCAGAGCCCGTCGACGTGCAATCGAAGCAGTCAACGCACTGACTGGTATAATCGCCTCGGCGAGATCCTTACCCTTCTTGAGCACCGGTGCCACAATCGCACTGGTCGGTACCAACGCTTCACTCAGCACTCCATGCTTGTGCAGCCCAGCAACAAGCAAGCTCACAGGAATATTTGCGGCGGAGATGTTGCCCGTACGCGCAAGGGCCGCGGCAAGTAGACTAGTCGGGAATACGGCCTCGGCGATTGGTCGTGCTACACCAGTTGGATCCCAACTGGTAAAACCACTGGGCACCGTACCAACATAGGTGGAGGCACCAAAGTTAACCGTAGCGGTATCGCCTACAGTTTGCAAACTAACTGCCGCGAACATTGCCCCGGTAGAGCCGTAGCTGAAACCGGAAGTTCCAGTTGCTGGATTGGGAGTTGCAGATGCCGTGAGGTTCCAGTTGGTTGGCGTGCCCTGTAGGTTAGCTTTAATCCAGAAAAGCTTATTCGTAAAATCTACGGCTACCCCGATAACAACACTCGAGGCCGTCAGCCAAGAACCACTCAGTGCATTCGAACCATTGTAGAAAATTCCGAGATCCTGAAATGCCGAGACCCCATTAGTGTCAATGCCAGCATAGTTCGTCAGCGCAGCCGTTGCATTTGCAATACCCACACTGATGCGGGCGCTGACCTGATGCACCGCTACTTCGAAATAAAACTTCCCAGAGGATTTACTTGTGGTGCTGCGACAGCTTTTCCAGGCAGAGATGCCCGTGATGCCAGTGGCAATTAGATTGCCACCTGACATGGTGATATGACTGTCAGTGTCGGACGGGTTCCATGTTGTGGCCACGGCAGAGCCTCATTTGTGGAGGCCCTAGGTGAGCGTGATGGTCAGCGCCCCAATGGCGATCGTAGCAGTGTCGCCAACAGCATAGCTCACCGCCGCACTCACCGTGCCCTGGGCGAGGCACACCCCCGTGGTGACACTGTCCCAGATGGTAATATCCGTGACCGAGCCCCAGTTGCCAGTAGTGTCTGGGCCAAACGAGATGGCACCGCTATTGCTAGCGACATTGCCGCTTACCGTGAACGCTACGGCCTGCCGAGCATAGCCGTTGCCACTGATCTCATTGCTCGCACCCGCACCGCCATTCGCGCCAGTGTGCAGCGCGAGAAACCACGTGGTGGGCCGGGTGGGACTCGAGGTGGTGAAGATCCAATTCAACACCCGGTTTTCGGCAGTGGCTGTGAATGAACCTGCCATGAAGGGAACTCCTCAGTGTTATTGGATCAGGTTCGGTTACCCGATACTGTGACCCATGCGTCGGTGGGAGTGCCCACCACAGAATTAATCGTAAGCGTCACAGTGGCGCCAATGCCAACGTAGCCATTACCGGGAGTAGTGGTTTTCTCCACGGCCGAGACGAGAATATCACTGAGGCTCACAATCGGCACCCCATCAATGGAGAGGGTGAAAGTGAACTGGCCCCCGAGACTTCCAACCGAGGTCTCAACGCTCATGATGTTGAAGGCATAGGGGGCGGACCCCGTGAGCACATAGTCCCCGAGCGTAACCAGAGAGCCTCCGGCCCAGTTTTCGGTGAAACTAACTCCGGTCCAACCACTACCACCGCCAAAGAGCCCAATTCCCAATCCCAGCGGCATCACTCCCGGCAAGTCCATCGGCATCTGGAGCGTGGCCAACTGGAGGTCCGCCCCTCTCACCACATTGAGCGCATCTCGCGCAAGTCCATCCAGGCCCGTGTCCGCAGGGAGCTGATAGCTCACTCGCAACCGTCGAGCCAAATTGAAGTGCAGCGCTGCATAGTACTCCGCTGGGAGCACAATGTCATCGTTCACGGTGGAGAATTGGGGGAGGGTATCTTTGATCGCGAGATGGATCTCGAATAGGCCCGACGCAGGCGTGGGGGTGAATAGCACGTTGCCGAGCGGAAAAGCACTGTCGTAGAAAATGCTACTCGGGAATGAGGGATAGTCCTTGAGCGTGATGAGGTTGTAGTCCTCTCGGGCCTCGATAATCTCCAGTCCAAAGTCGGCCCGCAGAGATGGACTGGCTACCATCTGCCTCACAAATGCACTGGCAATTTTCTCCGGCCGAAGAGGCATGTCGAAATCCCCTCCTGGCCCGATCGTATAGCTGTTGTGGCCGTTCGACACCAGCGCCATGTCAACCAGATGATACACCAACCAGCGCTTGCGCTGCCATTGGCTTAGCATCCAGTTCATGTCCGTGAGCGCGTCAGCGGTGTCCTCGGCGAGGGCCGTCTGCCCTACGCCAAGCACTCCCGCTGTCTTGAGCGCCCGCTTGATAATGTCGCCGGCAGTGGGCACGGGTTATGCTCCGCGCTTCGCAGGCGTGTAACCGGAAGTCGCCTTTGGCGAGTCCTCCGCCCGGATCTTGCCCAGGGAGGCCGAGACCGTAGCAATTGCATCAGCGCTAAGCGGCGCCGACTCCACCTCAGCCCGGGCCTCAGCCAGGGCCACCTGCGTGTACCAATCCGCTTCTTCCGCCTCGCTCAGCACGGTCGTTCCGACGCCCTCCGCGTCATAGAGCATCCGGGGATACGGCCGATACTCATAGTCCGGAAACTTGATATGGCTGTACATGTTGTTGGCTTTAACATCACTCTCAGGCACAGAGACCTCCATGAGTTAATGAGGGGCGAAGCCCCTCATGCTGGGTTGGTGTACCACTGCAAAGACACCGGACAAATGAACTCCACGTTCTTGCCCGCCGCCAGCGCATACACAGCGTTCGCTGAGAGAGCATTGATCTTGTCCCCGAGCGCAGGAAACACTCCCATCGAATTGGCGCTGCCGTTGATCACATAGTACTTGGCACCAGCCGTTGCTACCGGCAGCACCGCGCTGTCCGCTGCCGTGGTAACGGTGGTGAACTGCGATATGTCAGCAGAGATCTGGAAGCTATTTCCCTGTACTCCACTGGCCGTAGCGGTGAGTCCCGCCGCGGTGGAGGGATAAAAATCCTCTCCCTTCATCAGTCGATAACCTGGGGCCTGTCGTGGCATCACACGGTACTCCATAAAAGGGGCAAGGCCCCAAGTCGCAGTCGTTGTACCCCACCACCATCAATCAACGACAACAGGGCTCCGATGCAAATCAGTGCGATCAGCACTATGAGAACCACCCTGGCGACTTGCTGAATGGGCGGCGGGATCAGCGTGATGATAGCATTGCCTGCCCACCAGAGCAGCCACAACACCAACACGAAAATCAGTGCGTACACCAGCAAGTACACCAGGGATGCTATGGTCATAGCGGCCTCCCGTTACGGCACCACGTCAGGGATCACCACCGCCCACTCTGGACGAACGAACAGATAGCCATACAGGATATCCATTCTGGTGATGAACGCATCGGTAAGCACTGCATAGGCAGTGATCATACGAATGCTGATACCATCGTACGACTGTCTCGCTGCCTCGTGAACACCGCGCGGGAGTTCCAAGTCCGCCGTCGCCATGGTGATGGCCTCAGGGACGAATGCGAAGTTCTTCCGATAAGTGCCAGTAGCAACGAGCCGAATGGCAGCAGCATCCGCTGGAAGCGACGCCACCGTCTGGTACGCCACGGGGTTGCCACCGCTCGGCCCAATCACCGCCGGATAGAGCGACAGACTCGTGGCCGCCGTGAGTGCCGCCGCCGTGAGCACGAACTGGGCCAACTGCCCAGTGTCCTGCTTGGTAATGCGGTTCACGGAGTTCACTCCGTCGATGGTCACAATGTCGCCGACCTTGAGCGTGCCGGTCGTAGCATTGGTCGTCATCGTGAGGCCGCTTTGACTCGCCCCATTGATCGTGCCGGCAGTGAATGTGCCACTGACGTGCACCAGAGTCGTTTGGTCCATCATCCACTCAAAACCCAGAGCGGACTTCATGATTCCAGTTTCATACTGCTTGGAGATTGCGGGAGCAGGGTTGAACAACCCGGCCAGACCGGCGATAACGCGGGCCTCCGTGAACTGCGAGTTCACGATTTTCCGATCATTCATCGGCGAGCTATAAGTGCTGAGTACGGCACCAGCGGTGAGGTACGTGGTGGCGGTGGGGGTGCTGACCACCTGCGAGGTGATGTTGCCCGCCATGTTGCTGACGCCACCTTCGGCGCCAGACATAATGTCCGCCGCGACCGCACCAGCGAGATTGTTCACCGCCGGCCGCAACACCCGCTTGCTGTAGTCGTCCAGCTGCATTGTGCGTTCCACCGAACTAAACGACACGTCGACGCCCTTCTGAGTGGCGAGCGTCAGCGTGGTGTTCTTTTCAGTGGTGTCCTGCGGAGTCGCCGTCGCACCACTTCTCACCGTATAGTCGTTCGGGAGGCGAATTCTCAGCGCCGTGCCGATTTTCGCGCCTGTGCGTGCGAACGCATCATCGTACTGCGTGTCGATATTCATCAGAAACGCGTTGGAGTTCTTCCAGAGGCGAATTGCCTCCCGCGTAATTTGGCTGATAGTGAGGATTGTGTTGGCCACGAGTCCTGTCCTAACCGGGGGCGCTCCAGCGCCGGGGATTGAGTTGGACGGGACTCACTGTTGGCGTCCAGAGGACAGAGCACTTGCTGCTCAGGGAGCGCACGAGGCTAGATGGTTCCTCGGATAACCTGCACGGGATTACGCCCCCGGAGCGGTGAGGCCCAAGTGCGCCTCAGTGAAAGCCCTGTTCGCGCTTTTCCTTCAAGCCCTTTTCTCTCCACGCAAGCCACTCCTTCATCGGCATCTTATCCGGATCTTTCTCGACGGACGTTCCGCCGGAACCGATGGACTTGATGGGAGGGGGAGCGGAAGAGGTCTTAGGAGCAGCAGTGAGCTTGGCAGCGACCTTGGCGAGCGCCACGGCCTGGCGTGTGGGAGAGAGGACCATGATCCTTGAGGCCTCATCCATGTCCTGAGCCAGCGATTGCAGTATCACATGCGCATCGCCGGCCTCCATGGTGGCCTCGATGAACGCCGGAGTGAGGCCCCCCAAATTCGCATAACTCTTGAGCGAGTCATCGAAATCCGGGTACTGTTCCTTGCCCTTGGAGTAGATTTCGTTGCAGCTACGATCGAACTCCCTTTGCGCAGCGATTTGCGCAGCACGGCTCTCAACATCGCCGTCGCTCGCGCGCTGCGGCTGTTGCCGCTGCTGCTGCTGGTCCTCGGGCTTAGCCTCTGGATTTGCTCTGGTGCTGAGGGCCTCTCTTAGCTGCCGGTTTTCTTCGGCGATAGCCGCCGCCTGTCGGATAGTCTCAGACTTCTCTCGAGTAAGTGCATCGATGCGTCGCTGGAACCATGGGACCTGGCCTTTGGGCTTAGGCCCACCTTCGGCGGGCTTGGCCTCGACGGGAGGCTTTTCTCCATCAGCTTGTTTGCCAGTGGCATCAGCGTCGCCCTCGGTGTTGGCATCAGACTCGCCGCCTTCCTCTTCCGTGAGTTGTGGAGTCGGCGTTTCGACCAGACCAATGTCCTCAGTACCCTCAGCGTCTCCGCCTGTGGCCTCGGCATTCGGTTCCGTCTCTCCAGCCATTGCTGCAACTCCAGTGAGAATGATTGGGCTGTATAATACGCGCGCGAGGCCATACGGCCAACCCACCAACGGTCACAACAGCCCGACAGCGTGGGCTCAGTGGAACGCCCCGATAACGCGACGACCACCAATCCGCAGTTGGTTATCCAGTATCAATGCCTCCGCCACGAGTTCCTTCTGGTCCTCCGGCAACAGCGAGCCCTCACCAAGCGAGCCCGCGAGTACCTCTCGAGCCTGCTCTAGCAGCTTCGGCCAGAGCAATCTCACGAAGCGCTTCCTCGAGGGGTTGAGTCGTCGAAACTCGTTGTGGTAGGCAAGGACCTCGTAGTACTCCTCGGCCATCCCTACGGCGGTATCACGGATCATGGGGTGAGCGACTGTAGCCATTATTTTGTCTCCGTGGGAAGGAGGTCCTGCTTGGGTGAGTTAGTTAAGACACTGCCTCGTATTCTACGGTTTTGATTCTCTAACCAGGCAGGATACCAATCCCTAGTAATACCCGGCCGAGCAACTTCACCAGGATTAAGTCTAGTAGGATCGGAGAGCCCCTTAGGAACGACACTTACTTTGTCCTCATCTGGGAAGCCACGAGCAATTAGATCCTCTGGAGACTTGCCATAAAGAACCGGAGTTCCATTCGGCGATACCAATGTGTGAGAACTGTCACTAAAGTATTTTGCCATGTCCCCTCCCAGTGGGGCACTGTGGTCTTTGTAGACAGTATAGCCGTTGCTGAGTGTGTGGGTTGGGTAGTAGCCTTGGCGCACGAGATCCTTTTGATTGTCACTTTTGATCCCGGCAATGAGGCGAGCGTTCTGGATATCCTGTATAGAGGTCACTGGACCAACGTTCTGGTTACTGATCGCTGGATCCACTCCCCATCCGCTAGTTTTAAGCCTGTCGCGGATCATGCTGTAGGCTGGGTCGAATGGGTCGCCATCTACTGGCTCAGCCGCCATGGCACTACCATCAGCACTCTTGGTGTAGAACCGTACAATTTGACCACTTGACGGATAGCCCGAGGTATCTAGTGGATGGACCGCCCTTGGATCCTCTAACCCCGCTCGGGCCTGTACATTCCTCGCCTCGACCTCACCAGCAATACTCTTGTACTTTGCCATGGCGTTATCGCTCATACCGCGAAGCAACTTATAATAGTCCATGGCCTTGATGTAAGGACTCAGTACACCATTCTGCATCGCCGCGCCTAGCGTCGCTTGTTCGCCTGGACTTACATACCCGCCGGACTTGCTGCTCATCACGGCATTCTGGAGATCCATCGGATTCATCGGCGCCCCGGTCACTGGATCTGGAATTTGCTTGATCTGGGAGTGCAATGCCACGAGTTTATTGATGGCTCCCTGCTCCACTTCTGTGTGCCCCGCAGGCAGAAATTCCATAGGACTGCCGCCAGTAGCGAATCCCTCTTTATTTTGGATCTGGTGCTGGACCTCGTGCAATAGCGTGGATTTCATGTCGTCAGGATGACCTGGAGCCAGAGAGATACTTCCGTCCTCATGAGCAATGCCAAGAATACCTTGGTCAACCAACTTCTGATCAAGTGGCTTGATCGTGGTGTTTTCGAGTTCAGGATAGGCATTGAACAACTTTTCATGCTGCAGCATATCTCCGAGCTTAGTTGGTCCGTCTATGCTCACACGAGGACTTGGATCGGAGATATCCCATCTGGTCATATCAGCTGGAGCCTGGTCTGGCAGCTTTAGCTTGGCGTCTTGATCGGGGATCTCGAACTTCCACTTCCCATCCACATCCTGAAACCAGCCAGTACCTCCCCATGAGTCTCCCTCGGCACCTTGAATCCGCTGTGCTTGCATGAAGCGATTCAACCCGCCCTGTGCGCCGCCCTTACCTCCAGGAAGTGACTCGGCGCTGGCACCTCGTCCGGCAAAAATTCCAGCCGTGGCATCATCCGCCACCGGGCCTGCCACCACGCCACGTCCCAACGCCACGCTCGCGAGCGCCTGCGTCGCCGCGGGAGTCACCTCGCCGGTCTTAGTGCCCTGGAGCAGATCCAGAATCCCATTCCCAAAATCTCTCAGTCCGGTCGGAATCCCAAAACCCTGGTCGAGAATTTGCCCCGTATCTGGGTCCTTGCGCATTTTGATCGGCAACTGATTACCATACGTCCAACCGGGGTCTGGCGTCAACGCGTTACGGAGCGGAGTGAAAAAGGAGTCCGACTGAGCCCCTGCCGTCAGGTCATTCTGAACCCCAGTGTCGTCGGCCATAGCCTATGCTCCTGGAGGTGCAAACGGATCGTGGTCCACAGGGTTGTAGCCGTAGCCGGCACTCGCCAGAGGGCTGTATGCCGCCCCTCCCATTTGCATCAGCGAGTTGGGATCAGACTGCTGCGGAACGTATCCACCGCCCATGGACTGCATCGTGGGGTTGGACTGTTGTGGAGTGTACCCCGGACCCATCGGTTGCATGCCACTGGTATTGGGTCCAGACATTTGCGGAGTGTATCCGCCTCCCATTTGCTGCATCCCGCTGCTATCGGGTCCGCCCGTCGAGGGGGCCGTGAAACCCGGCATCTGCTGCATCATAGTGTTGCCACTCAAGTCCAGCGGCAGCGGTTGCTGCATCGGTACGTTGCCGTTGCCGGGCCAAGCAGTCAGTCCAAAATCAGCAGGGTTTTGCGGTCCCCCTCCACCGAGTCCCGTATGCCCAGGCAATTGCCAACTAGCTGCGCCGGTGTCTCTTGGGCCGGGTGGTAGCCATCCCCCCGGAGCCGCTGTCGAGCCCCAAGTCCCGGTACCAGTTCCGCCCGTCCCGCCAACTGGAGTAGGACCTCCAACTGCACCGCCGACACCAGCGGGGACCGAGCCCAATCCGGTGCCGAACGTGCCGGTGGCCCAGGAATTCGCCGGAGTCACCCCAGAGTTCTGTGCGTACTGCCCCTGGAGTTGTGACACCGGGTCCCCTCCACTCGACGGACCTCCAGCCAGACTCTGTGTCGTTAGTGGATTGGGAGGGGTGCCGGCGGAGGGAGCGTATTGAGTTGGCCCCGGTTGCATCGCCGAGGCAGCGGGTGATGCTGCTGTGGGCATATTCATGTAGTAGGTAGGGGAACTGCCGTCAGCACCGTTGATGGTGTTGATCATTGGAGCGTCGCCGGTTCCACCCGCCGCCGCCCACTGTTGCATCAACGAGTCCCGGTTGTCAGAGTATGCTTGTGACATCTCAGCGTCCCCTCTTCACGAGCTTGGCGTACTTGCCAGGTCGAGTAGGATCAGGAATGTACCACTCCCCATCAGGGGCTCGGCGAGCGCCGTGGACCGGAGGGAGATCAGATCCGGGTGCAGCAGGAAGAGGCTGTGGGCCTCCCGGTAGCATTCCACCAGGGCCGACGCCAGGAGGGGGCATGTCGCCCAGATGCTGTGGTAGCGTTGCCCCGACAGGAGGGGGTGCGGAGCCCATCTGCTGTGCTGGAGGCGTAGGTCCGGTCCCTGGTACCGCCGTACCTCCGGGGCCACTCCCAGCCGCCTCGTCTGCCTGGTTCATCTGCTGAATGCTGTCGAGGTGGCTTTTGAGCGAGTCCCCCACCAGCTGATGAATCATCGCCGCCAGGCCCTGCGGATCGGTCGGCAGCATTTTCTGCAGCGCTGCCATGCGCTTGGTCTCGGCCTCATAAACGTCGATATCCCGCATCTGGTCCTTCGAGGCAAGCTTCGCCTTGGCAAAGTCGATCTCCTGTTGCTGCTGTTGCACTTTACCTGCGAGCATCTTGAGCTGTTGCTGGGCTTGGAGTAGCTGCGGATCGGGAGCATCGCCAAGTGCCTGAGGTGGAACCATCCTTTTCAGCCGCAGTGCCGCCTCGTCCGCACCGGGGAAGTCTCCAGCCCTGAACAGAATGTCGCCAATCAGTGAGGCCATCTGTGGTGCCTGGGTGAGGATCAGAGTAAAGGCGTTGAAGGCCTCCTCGCGCCGAGTCGAGTACGCAGGACCCACGTCAGCTTGGACCTCATAGCGTCCGATGTTCGGGTTGAATATCCGCTGGACGACCTTGTTAGTGTGGGAGAGCTTTTCGGCATATGCCTTCTGGGCTTGTGGATCAATCTCTACGTCCTGAGTGGTTCCGTCCTCGGCCATAATGAGCATCAGGCGTTTGGTGTCGTAGATCTTAGGCACCAGATCCAGAATAATCTTCCCGGTAGTCCGAATTGCTATCGCGAGGTTGTCAATAAAATGGTAAGTGCTGTTGTCGCCCTTCCGCTGCCTCGCGTTGATGGCCGCCCCGGTCCGCTCTGAACCCTGTTGGCCCATCTGGGGCTCGTATTGCCCCGAGACCATCTGCATTTCCATACCAGCCGTCTGCATACCCTGGATGTAGGCCTGGGCCATGGTGGGCGGCTCTTGCCGCACCGGCGGAGCGAGTTGTTGGCCCTGATCATCATAGGCGTTGTACGGCAACACCGCGTAATTCTCTCTATTTCCGGTTTCCCAGTACTTTTCTTGGCCCTCAATGCTCTCAGCACTTGCGATGTAGGGAATTTTGTTCTGCAGCGCCACATTCTCCACCGCACTCGAGGTCCAGTAGTTGTACATCCGCTGAGCATCCTTGAGTGCCCTCGTGTGGCCCTTCCGATCGAGCTTTCCGTCGATCTTAGTCTCTTCCCCGACCACCCTCACGAGCGGAATGTACTTTCCAGGCCAAGTTTTGTGCTCCGCAATCTTGTGACCGACGATCTTATACCACTCCACGGTGGACGACACGGTTTCCCTGGTGGTGGTTTCGGGGTGATCGAGCACACTTTCGCGTAGTTCCTTTGGAATATCCGAGCGAAGGGTTGTTACTCGCTCTCCAGTTGAGGGATTGGTGAAATTCACCACCACACCTGGAGTGTCGACCTTGCGCCAGTAAGCGGCAATCCTTACAGTATCACCTCTCACCCACTGGTTTTCATTGCCGAACGGAGGGCTCGGCATATCGTCCACGTACTCGGGGTACTCTTTTTCGAACTCCTTACGCGAAATGTCAATAAACTCAAAAGCGTACTTCGCGTCCAGGCCATCTTTGCGTTTAATATCCGGGTCGAGGTAGATTAGTAGTGGGTCCGGGACCTCTTCAATGCAAATGTCCTGGTCGCTCGAGGTGTCGTCGATGTAATCAGTGGAAATTCGCCAATAACCTATGCCCGCTTTGACCTGGAACTCCGTAGCGGTGTCATACGCCACAGATGCGGCGCTCTGATACTCGATATAGCGAACCAGCGCAGCGAGAACCTGGGCAGACTCGTAGCTCGCCCCGCCTCCAACCGGGCGCACACTTACGGAGGCCTTGTTCTGCTTGCTATCGTTGATGATTTGGAGATTGTGCTGGCGAGTTTTGTTGATCGTCAGGCAGGGCTTTTGGTCACTGACTCTCCCCTGCCACAGCATGTCCGGCCACTGCCAGTTATTGTCGCTGTCCCCGTTCGCGAACTTGAGGTCCTCCATAAAGAGTTCCCGAGCCGTTGACTCGTAATCCTCGCACCGCTGAAAACGGTCCATTGCCTCGTCAAGAATGTCGTCGTCCTTCTCACTCATCGAGGTTACTCCGAGGAACGGGGAAGTAGATCAGCGGAATCACATGCACCCAGATATCTCGCAACACATCGTAGTGATAGTTTGGGTTCTCGCGCACGATCTTCAGCAGTGCCACATCGTGGAACACATCCATAGCGGTGATGAGTGAAGGTAACACCATCACTGCTGGGGCTGGAGGTAAAGGTAACACCCTGGCCATCACATTTTCATCCAGTCGTGCTGGTTGCTGGGGGTGTTGTCGCGCGAGAGTCTTAGCGCCGCCTTCACCCGGTCGAGCACCGCCGCACCGCCTTTCGCAGGCTTTTCACGCAATCCGACCGCGAGATACCGAAACCCATCTGCTCCGTGTGAGGCCCAATCATGAACCGGTTGACGGGACAGAGTACCAAGCTCCCCGGCCCGTTGAGGCTCAGAAACGATTTCATACCTGTAGTGACGGAGGGCATTGAGTCCATCAACGCATCGCTCACTGTCGAAGTAGATATTAGGGAACATGGTTCTGGCGGCATTGATCCCATCCTCCACACTTAGCCTTGGAATGATCCGGACCGTACGACCGGAGGCACGGACTATTTCCTCGATACTTTTGCCAGTACCAAGGCTCTTCGCCCGCGCATCTGGCGGCAGCCAGAAGTCCCCATAAATGTAGGGCCGCTGCTGGCACTCCATGAGGTACCAGCCGATGGGCTTCTGAGTGTTTTCCACATAATCAATAATCCTGATTTCGAACCCCACGAGCTGGGCAAACCAGAGCGAGGTGCTGTCCGCCCAGCCCAGATCCCAGAACACATGGACGGGTTTGAGCGGCTCGTATGGCACCTTGGTGATGTGACCGCTCATAGTCGCCACCCGCAACTCTGTGGCGTAGACCGCGCCCTCCATCATCACCCGGCACTTGCCCTCCCAGACATTCAGGTACGCATCTGGGTCCTGGGCCCTCAGGTAGTCCTTCTCCCGCCTCATAGTCTCGGTGAACCAGGGGTTATCGCGCCACCCGATCTCCATGACCACGCCGTCATTGGGAGGCCGCACTACGAACCGCTGATAGGTGTCATCGGTCTCGAGCATGGGGTTGAACGAGACCCAAATTTCGCTGCCGATCTTACGTACTGTCGGAATCAATATGTCCCAGGAGGTCTTGGTGACCGCATGGGCCTCTTCCACCCAACAAACATCGATGCCCTCGTAGGATTTAATCTTGCTCACATTCTGGCGAATACCCTCGAACGAGAATTCCGTTCCGGTGTTCCGACACTTGATGCTCGTCAGTTGCACCTCATAGTCGTCCTCCATGCCCAGCAGCACGATCTGATCGCTCAGCAGCTTATGCACCGAGTCCTTGATGGAGTTCTGAAACTCTCTGGCACAGAGCACCCGGATGGTGCGCTGGTTGCCGATAATCAGTAGCGCCCTCGCAATACCCCAAGACTTCGCACCGCCACGGCCTCCCCACAAAACCTTATAGCGATGAGGTTGGAAGAGGAACTGCAGTTTCACCGGGAACTGGGCGATCGGGCCGGAGGGCGTAGCTGCTGCTGCTCCGTGGGGGGCAGTGGTCATGGAACTGGACCCACGTTCATTCCGTGAATGAACCCACGTTTGCCTGCCGGTTTCGGAGGCCAGGGCCAGTGCAGCGTCGGCAAATGCGAGGACGCAAGTGCGTTCTCAAGCGTGCCGACCACATTGGTGCTCTCGGGGGTGAGATTACGAGCGACGATAACACCTCTCGCTGGCCGCCCAAACAGGTGCCTCATTACCGGGAGGTACAGCCCAAGCAACTGCGCCTTGGCTTCCATCACATCGGTGAGCTTACATTCCATCACAAGCACCACGGTGGGCGTGACTCGCAGAAAGTCCGGCTGGCAGTACCCAATTCCGCCCTCATCACAGAATTTAAACCACTGGCCGTGGAGCCATCCCGCGCCAAGAGCGCGGGATACCGCACGCTCGTACTGCAGGCCCTTGAGCTTTGCGCCTCTTGCGCGGGGAGTGCCGAAGGTGCTCGGTCGCTCCGCATGCGCCGTCCACTCGATCTCCCCAGTGATTCTCCGTCCCATCAGGGGACCTCCTCGGAGTCCAGATCAATAACAGTGCGGGTAGTGTCGCGGCCCCCTTCGGGGGCCTCCGGAGTCGGAGTAACGAACTGCACCGTGAGGGACATGGACCCCGGGGGCTTTTGCGCAACGCCCTTAGTTAGTGACCGGTCGAGTGCCATCTCGGCGATTTCCTTTACCTCGCGGTTGGTGATCTTGTGGGGCTCCTCGTCAAGGCGCTGCTGGAGTTCCTCGACCGCCGTGATCGCCAGGGTGCCGAGGCGCTGGTGCACGTCGAGATAGATCGCCTCCTTCTGAGTCCGGTAGTATTCGATAAGCTCCTGAAACGCAGGGTCCCCTTTGAGTATGCTGATCCGCGATTGGCTATACCCCGTGATTGCCGAGATCTCTACCTGCTTGGTCCCATCTGCAAGTAACCTCGCGATGGTGTGGTGCCCGTGGCGGAGTTCCAACACCGTAGGAGTCTGACTCCCCACCTCGGGTGGGTCCAAAATCGCCGGCAGATCCCCATCATCCAAGTCCCTGACCTTGGCGATCTTTACCGCCCCGCCATGTGTCGGCCGAGCCTTCCGCGATCCCCTGGCGCTCCCGATCACCAGCGTCCGTGCGATCTCCTCGACTTCCCGATCCAACTCGTCCATCACCACAGTCCCATCACTCTATTGGTGCCTCAGCGCCCCATCCTGCGTCACTAGCGCATCCTCTGCTGGCCGATACTCATGCACCGTGTAGGGGTCCTCGCCCGGACCGTGAAGCGGAGCGAACGGGAGTTCCCCACCAATTCGAAACCACTCCCCAAGCTCATGGTTCTCAACCCTCCTACAGACCTCAAACATCCAGCGAAGCCAAGTGCGTTCGTTGTACGTGGCAGTCGGTACCGGGAAGTAGTGGTCCACCGTGTAGCGCGTGAGCTTATCGGGCTTCGCCGAGTCCCACCCTTCCACCCTCACCACCAACCTCAACGCCCCATCCTCGTCCTTCAACCTAAACCCCCACCCAGGTTTGCACTTCACCTTCTCCGCCAGTTCCCAGAGAATCTTATGAGTGTCCTGTGCCACGGCTCCACTCCATCATGACTATCGCCGCATCTCGCCGCTATTGCGCGCGCGCGCGCGAGTGTGCGCAAGCGCGTTTGAAGAGGTGTGGGGAGGTTCGTGGGTCGAGGAACCTTCTGCTTCTCGTCGGCAATTGCTGTGCCGCCTCTCGGCGGTACTGGTGTGCTGGTGCATGAGGGGGCGAGGCTGTGGTACGAGTTGGTGGGCCGAAGGCCCACCGGAACGCCCCAGTTGGGTGTGACGTTTGTGGGTAAGCATAAACTGAAGCTCCGAGTAAAGCGTCTGGGGCCAGGCAATGCAAACCCACTCTCCATGGGTCAGGCCCCCGGCTGCAATCTGCAGTGGAACCCGGTGGGTTCCATCCCAAGCTGTGGTGTTGGCCGCTGCAATCTGGAGCTGGGTTGGCACGCCGCTTGCAAGGACCTTCGGTCCCCAGTCGGCGGAACAAACTGGGAACAAAAGGTGTCCGAATGCGATACATCGCAGCGGCCGGGGCGTTGTGGCGGACCCCAGCACCGAACGCGTCCACGGTGCCTTGCGGGCGTGTTTCCGGGCAAGTCCGCAAGGGGAGGGGCGAAAGCCCCTCTGTTCACATCGCTTCAATGTGACGCTTTAGGCCAAAGTCGGTCGGACGGCCGGACGGACAGAGCGATTGGCATGATGTTTGCAGGGCATGCAAGAAGCGTGCCAGGATTTGTAATATGTCTGTTGTCAGACAAATTTTTTTTTTGAAACCAAACTAGAAAACCCTCCCCAATCTCACTCGACCCACAATCCGCCAAGGGGCGGATCGTCCGTCCGGCCGTCCGACCGCGGACGGCCTTTCGGGTAATAACCACACCATATGAACGCGCGCCCTTCGGGCGCGTCCTGACGCGCCTAGCACGTGGCGCAAGGGCGCCCCCGCGCACGCACGGGCACGCACGTGAGGGAAACTCGCCCCAAAACTATTTTCGAAAGTTTGTGAGAAACCCCTTGAACCCGACACACCTACGCACCACATACCTATTGTGGGTGATACGAACCACGCGGCGCAGAACGCGCCACCTACGCGGACGTTGCGCACGGCCAAGGCCCTTCGGGCTGTTGGGTTATTTGAACCGCAAAGAACCATCGCTCCACGAACGCAGGATTGCGTTCGCAGATGGATCGCGCGGCAGGGCGCAAGCGCCCTGTTGTTAAACCCCGATGATCATGCCTCACAAGGGACGCGCACAACGCAAGGAACCTGTGATGCAAACTAAACAAACAGACTTCAAAGATCCCACCTGTCGGACCGAAGTAATCGTTTACTTAGGTGCAACAGAAACCGTCAGTCTTATTGCCCATCGCAAAAATGCCAAGTTTGAAATTTGGGTGTGGGCAGACTCCAACGGAGATGGATACGTTACGAAACAACTGGGCAAACGTGCCTTTGGTTGGAAGCTGCATCGCGAAGCCTTCCAATCTTACCCTGCCAATCGCGGCGATATCTTCGCTGCTTCTAATCGCATTCCTTTCATCTAGCAACACTGCGTCCCTTATGAGGCATGATCATCAAAACCTGCCATCATGCCTCACAGCGCGCTTATGCACGCAAGGAGGCACAACGCAATGTCACTTAACCGTAGGCTCTCCAATATCTACCGCGAACTCGGACTCAATCCGAACGCGCACCTACCGGACCAAGGGCTCGCGCCCAGGTTTATCAACCACGTTCTCATTTGGGTTGCGCCAAAACACTTATCGAGGCGCATTGCACACCGAGTCATGTGTAGGTGCCCGATATGCGGAACAACTCTTTCCGCCGGTCGCCTTTACCAACACCAAGGCACCCAAACCTGCACCAACACCCTCAACCACAACTAATCCCCACAACTAATCCCCCACAACTACTCCCCTAGGCGCGCTTTGAAGCATGATGGCACAACCGAAAGCCGAGTATCATCATGAGCATACTAAAGTTCGAGTCGCGGAACGTATCAATCCTCTCGCGTACCGTGGACTCCACAGCCGTTGATCCCATCAACGGTATCCCCTACCTCCTCAATTACGGCTTCGCTCAGTCCCTCCAAGACTCCATCGCGGGTCTTGTCAAGAACCTCAAGCTGGAGTTGCGGGAGGATGGCAAGCGCCACGTGCTCACCAATACCACCAAGGGCATGAGCAACGCGGAGCGGACCGATCTCCACACCATCGCCGGTCAGACCTACGGTTACCGCTATTTCACGGCGGCAGCCATGGAGTCCGTCGCTTCCGGTTCGTTCTCCAAGGAGCAATTCACGGAAGACGAACTGGCCAAACCGGCCCAGGAGAACCTTTACGACATGGCCGCGATCTACGCCGTGGTCAACGAAACCACCCAGGAGCGGATGGACGATATCATCGCCGGCACCGTTGCCGTACGTGCTGCCTCCTCCGCCCCGAAGCTCGACCCTGTTACTCGTCGCATGAAGGAACTGGCTCTCGCCGAAGTGCAGAAGCGCATCAAGGCCCGAGCCGCTGCCGACCCCACCGCTCCGACCATCCCCGAGGCGGACGTGACCGGTTATGTGGAGTTGTACTTCACGAAGAACTACGAGCGGCTCAACACCGAAGCCCTGGCGTTTTTCAATCCGCCCAGCGCAACGATCGTTAAGACCCTTGATCTGTCGACCCTTTTTGGGGACGAGCCTGACGAAGGGGCGTCCGAGCAGTCCAATACCGACGAACCGAAGGAGGATGTTGCGTAATCCAGTGAGGGAGGCGAAAGCCTCCCTCTCTTTTTCCGCACCTCGAAGGTGTTACCTTCTACTCCAGGAGTCCGTCACATGAAAAACACCACCAGTGTTTCTGCATCCCTGCCGCGTATCATCGGCAGCATTTCCATCGCAATCATCAAGCACGTAAACGTGCCCGTCGAGAGCGATCCGTCCGGCCGCTCCATTGGCGAGCTAATCGACGCTCACCTCACCGAGCAGTACAACCAGGGCAACGCGGTACAATCCGTCACCCTGGAGTTGAGCGAGCCCCAAGCCCGTCTGGAGGAGTTCCACCAGCACAGTCCCTACGCCCGCGCCGTCGAGTAACTCCTCATGGTTCAACTCCTGGCGTTTCTCGCAATCGCCACAGGGTGTCTCATTCTTGTGTCAGTTGTGCGTATCATCGAGACAATACAACGGGCGTTCAAACGCCCCCACCGTTACAAACGCCCGCCACCTCCACCCTAACCTAAATCCCCCACCAAGCGGTGGGGGATCCTTTCACCTCCAGGGTGTTACCATGGTGTTACCACCAGCCATCCGCAATACCACCTTCCGAGCCGCACTTACCTTCATCGGCATCGCCCAGGCACTCGACGTGCTATCCACCCAAACCGCGCTAGCGCACGGCTCAATCGAGCTAAACCCCGCCGCCCTCTACCTCCAGCAAACCCTAGGTCCAGTGTATTGGGGTGCCCCCAAACTCTTGATGGGAGCCATCGCCATCGCCATCGCGGCGCGGCTTTCTCCTCACCTCATCACCCCACCAGTCTTCTGGACAGCCCTAGTCATTGCCAAACTCTACGCCATCGTAATCCTCAACAACTACCTCCAACTGGTGTGACACCAGCCAAAGCCCTGCACCAGTGTGCAGGGCTTTTCTCTGTGGTGTTACTTTCAGCTGTGCTTCTCAGCAAATCAAATCTCCAGTTAGCCAAAACCCTCCAGCACTAATCACACCTGCGCACGTGCAACACCCACACCCGACCCACCATTCGCCAAAAGAATATGTGTCCACCCCTATACCTCTTGCCAGTTCACACCACCTATGCAACAATACAACTCAAGAGGTGCGTTCCGCACCTCTCTCCCCCTCAACTACTGAGGAGCACTCTCGTGCCCATCCCCAAGGAGCGACTCTTCGCTCTAATCGACGCCAGCCGTGAAATCCTAGCCACCAGCAAAAACCGTGATGCTGCCATCACCACAGCATTAATCCAGCACTCCGCCCAGCTAATTTCCACTTCCCAGTTGGTTCAGCAAATTTACGAGGCCCTCGCGTTTCATCAGCCAGAAGCCCCAGCAATTCTCACCATCCAGCAAGAACACGCGTGGCGCATAACCACTGGTGCTCGCAACGAGTACCGCAAGCTCTGGACTCAACAGCACCGGGCCGGACACTGGGCAGAGGCCGCGAGCGGCCTCGCTACTCGTGGATTCTCCCGAGAAGAGATCCTCGCCGAGTTCCGCCGTGAGAACAACATACCAGACCCCTCAACTATTACCCTCGAGACGCTTGGTCTCGCGGAGCCGCTTGGCTCTGCCACAATTACACTTAGTGAGGACGACCAGTCATGACCACAGGCCACGTCACCCCAGCCTCGCTCCTCAACCCAACGAACTTTCCCCCTCGCATCGACCGATCCACTTCCATTCCCCCTGGCACCAAGCTTATCCTCGCCGCCGACCTCTCCCATCGAGACCTAACCTCCGCCGAGAAGCACGGATTACACTGGGGCACCCACATCCTCATTACCCAGGATCGCGTTAACCAGCGCTTTTCAACCTGGGACGAAATCGACCACGCCCGCGCAGTCGTAGCCAGAGCCCTCGCCGACGAGCGGCGCAAAGCCACCAGAGCAGCGGAACTGGCCGAACGCGCAGTAGCCGGCGAAGCCCCACCACTCAAGCGCGAAACAAGCTCCAAAACACAGTGGCGAGCTAACCGCTCGCCAGAACAAATTGCCACTGACCGCCAGCGAGATGCAGAGCGCAAGCGGGCGGCACGGAGTGCCGCCAAAGCGGCACCAGTTAGCCAAGGCCATTCCAGCTAACACCGACACCCCACTCCGGGCAGCCAAGGCGGAATCAGCATTGACCGCAATCCACCTCCTACAACCTAAGGTTGAGTAGATACCGGTTGCATATGTGTGTCATTGTGGTATCATTGGGTTGCGGTCCCATGCCGCCACAGCGCTCCAGCTGGAGTCGAGTCCTAGGACTCGACTCCCCGCAAACTAGGGAGTACCCAACCAGTGTCGCTTAGCCCAACCGGCCTGACCCTCAGCCTAACCTTCGATCTCGGCCCCAGGCACTTCCGAGTGTGGAGCGATCCGCTCTACCGCACAGCCCTCACCATACAGGAACTCGAACCCGGCGCTCCGCCCCTCCAGCTGCCATTTCAGCGCCACTGGGCCGGGTTCGACCCAGAGCTTATCGTCAAGCGCGCCCTCTACATCATTGCCCAGGCAGACTATTTCGGCGAGGCTAAGGCCTCGTCCAGCCATGCCCCAGTCCACTACATCCCAGCCCGACAGGCAGCAGGCCACCGCGACGATTGCACCACCTGCGGTGGCTTTGCCCTAGCCTACAAGCGCAAACACAACCACAGTTGCCCCGGATGCGCAGGCACCGGAGTGAAATCCCCCAAGGGGGCCACTTCCAAGCCGTCCAGCCGCAAACCCGCCCTCTCCCTCGCGGACATAGGGCTATGAGCATCATATACCTCACATTCCCAAACTACCGCCGGAGCAGTCCTATGCCACCTGCCCCAACCACCGAGGGCATAGCAGGGATTATCCTGCTGGTGTTCTCAGCCATCATAGTGGTGACACTCGTCAGCCTCTTCGCCCTCGCGCTTTTCTCATAGGTGTTGTCATGGCCCCTGTTCCGTTCTCCGTTCACGAGCATATTGCAGAACGTGCCCACCACGCTCGACGTGGCCATCCTGCAATCCCTGCCGGAACCAAGCTATTTCTCATAGCCCTCCCAGGTGGAGGATGGTTCTCCTACTCCTATGTGTTCGAGGATGCTGCAAGGGCAGTTGCAGATAAGCTCGATCGCGATCGCTCCCTCGATCCTAACTTCAACCGCCGTGCTGACCCTGAGCATTGCCTGCACTCTCACATTCGCGAGTGAGTACGCGCGCCGAGGCGCGTAACGCGCGCACAGGTGTTCTATTCTTATGGTGTTACGGGCGATCTTCGATCGCCTCCGTCCAACCAAAACCCCAGCCAAGGAGCACCTCCAATGAACACCGAATACGATTATCCCGAAGGCTCCGACCCCGACTGGACCGACGAAGAGGGCCACCAGTTCGCCGACCCAGGCGGCCGAAGTGCCCTGCGCGCCTCTTCGGCCCGCAATCCTCGCAACCTCCCATGTCCGAACTGCGAGGAGCCCAATCGGCTTACTCCCCGTGACCATGCCCTGGGCTACCAGTGCGACAGCTGCGCCGACTGCGCAGAGCGTGGAGGGGAGTACTAGCACCATGGAAAAGCGCCTTACCATGCTTGGCGAACTCCAGTTCGCCTTCCTCAATTTCGCCGAGGCCGGAAACCTCCTCCACGAGGCCATCGACGCCTATCGCGTCGCAAACGAGGACTTTCCAGGTGACTCAATGCTCGAAGCGGTGCAAGTGTATCTCGAAACCGCTCCGGATTTGCCTGATATCGAAGGAGATACCTGGCAACCGTATGTAGGACCATAGCCATGACCATTCCCGAGATCAAACTCCTACCCACCTGGGAGGAGTGCGAAACGGCCAGCGCTGCTGGTTCCGCCACTCCCCTCCAACTCTTCATCTACCTCGAGGAGACCGCCGAGCCCGACACGCACCTCTTCCGCGAGCGCCTAATCGCCCTACTCAACTCAATCACCACAGACACCTGGCAGGAGTCCTAATCATGCAAACCATCTCCATCATGAAGCCCACTCGCGGTAACTCTGGTTGGATCGTCTGGATCCAGGTGGATGGCCACCAGTCGGTAGCGGTATTGCACTCTAATGCCGACACCGCAACGCTCCGCGCCTCCACCATCGCCGGCGTCCTCCGTGATACCCTTTCCCTCCACCCCCACCTAGAATTCTAGCCCTTCGGGCTAGAATTCTACCCACCACCTGTAACCACGGAGCACCTCCAATGTATGTTCATGTCGGGAACGAGTGTGATGGCCGCTGGGTCAAAGCCTTCAACACCGAGGCCGAGGCACGCACCAGCATCAAAGCCTATGCTATTATCGACGAGTCCGACGCCCTCCCCCGTCGAGGAGTAAGTTACCACAGTGATATCGGCGGAACCCACTCCTACCACCGCCTCCCCCCAATTACTCACGCCACTCTCGTCGCGGCGCAATTCGAGTCCCTTCTCGATGCCTTCGACTCCCGCGAATGCGGCACCCTCACCGCCGCCCAGGTGGAGTTGTTGGCTCGAGTGGAACCGACCTATGCCGAAGAAGAGCGCGGTGCCGCCATTCCAGAGCCGCCGAGAGGCGGCTCGCCCCAGCGCTGATAGGAGCACATTTCATGAGCACATTGCAGAGCACCTTACTAGCCTATGCTGTTGAGCGAGCGATCACGAGACTCTTCCGAGGGCTTCGCCCTCTCCCTCTTACTCCGGAGTCATTGCAATGCCTTTCGATGCAGCACCAGAGACCGGCAAAGCCGGTCTCGCTCCCTGGCAAACCCTTCTCCTCGACGCCGCTGATATCATGGAGCGTCGAGGCGGATGTAAAGGCGAGCTTGTCAACAAGCGTGGCGAGGTGTGTTTCCTCGGCGCCCTGTCCGCCAGCGCATACGGCGATCCCTTCGCCCTCCATCACACCGGGGGTCGTTGTGACCATAACTCCCCTTTAATGCAAGCTGTCAGCGCAATGGCTCGCCACACTCACGCACCTCGCCCCCACGACGCCGAGCAGTACGCTCGCCAGATGAGCCACACAGCTACGTGGAACAACTACTACGCGCATACCACCCAGTTTATCGTTGCCACCATGCGAACAGTCGCCGTCCACGGCAGGCCTCACACCAGTCCCTGGGAGGAGGTCGCCCCGCTCTAGTCACCACTTATCCTGACGCTCAACCGCCTTTCTCGGAGCACTTCTCTTGCAGCTCTTTTACATTAACTACACCGAACGGAGCCCGTCGGGCTCCACTGACACGGATTACCAAGCGGGACCATTCCCCACACCAGCGATAGCGGAGCAACGTATCGCCGAACTCGAATGTGAACCCCGCGTGAGAGCAATCTATGTCAGCGACTTCCGAAATTGTCGCCGAGCGTTAGTTTCAACCCAAACCACGGAGCCACTCCAATGCCCTTCGACCTAAGCCCTCCAGAGCCCACTCCCCGCACCATCTCCACGGTACTACTCAAGGCCGCAGAGTTAATCCGCACTCATGGCCTCGCCAAGTTCCTCCGCCAGGACGACGCCGGCCAGCTCTGCATCCATGGAGCCATCTGCATGGCCCTCTACAACAACCCTTACGGAGCCAACCGGGACTGTGACATGTACGATCCTGCACAGCACAAAATTGGTCAGCTCATCCGACGTGAACTGGGACACGTTAGCTGGCCAGGCGATTGGGGCTGTGCTTACTGGAACAACGCCCCAGAGCGCACCGCCGAGGAGGTCATCGCAGTGCTCATCAAAACGGCCGCCGCCGAGCACGCCGCAGCAGCGCTCTAGGACGAAACGGAGCCCTCTGGGCTCCGTCACGAGGTATTGCCTCGTCTGATGAGTCCGAGCGGGCCTTCGGCCCGCTCCTATGGAGTAATTGCTATGCGAACATCTACAGCAATAGGCTTGGCCCTAGTGGCGTTCGCATACGCCATTCCGCCCAATGCCCTTGCGCAGACTGCCAGCCCCACCACCATCAACGCCTGCACCACCGCCCCCAGTGGTGTTAAGGCCTGCGTCACCGGAACCCTCACCATCACCGTGACCCCTGCTGCAGTGAGCCCTCCTCCTCCACCTCCCCCACCTCCTCCACCACCGCCCCCACCGCCACCATCGACCAGCTACGTCTGCCTCCGCAACTGGTACGTCAGTCCCGGCGGAGGCGGCGCAGGCACCAGCGCCAGTCCGTGGCCCAGCATTTCTGCCGCCGACACCAGCGGAAAGCTCGCCGCCGGCGATTGCATCAATGTGGCCAGCGGCACCTACAGCAGCGGCCCGACAACACTGTCGCATGGTGGCAACGCCAATGCCGTCAGCGGCTACGTCGTCTATCGGAGCGCTACGAAGGGCGCCGCTCACCTCGTCGCCACTGGCAGCATGCAGAACTGGATCCAGGTAAACGCCCCCTACGTAGTGTTCGACGGGTTCGACCTCAACGGTGGCAACAGCGGGCGAAGCAGTTCCCCTGTGACTGCTGGCGCATGCCTCACCGGCCAAAGCCATCATTTCCAGGCCCTCAACAACACCGCTCACGACTGCGGCGGGGCCGGCATCGGAGCCCTCTACCAGGATTGGTACTGGTTTGTTGGCAACGTGGTGCATGACTGCGCCAAGTTCTCTGGCTACCAGGAGTCCGGGATCAGCATCTACGAACCAGCCAAGGTCACGTTTACCGCAACAGCACTTGACACCAGTGCCACCTACCACATCCAGGTCACCGGGAACACCACCTACTCCAACGCCGAGACCTACCTCCCAGGAACCGGCCACACGGATGGCAACGGAATTATCCTCGATGATTTCCTAGACGCTCAGGGCAACAATCCCAACGTCCCAGCCGGTACGGTCTACCCCTACAAGAGCCTGGTTAGCGGCAACACCAGCTACAACAACGGTGGGAGGGGGATACATAGTTTCTCCAGCACCGGGATCACCATAACCGCCAATACAGTATACAACAACGTGCTCGACACCTCACTCCTGGGCCAAGAGCGCGGAGGCCTCTCCGTGGTCAACAGCACCAACACCACCATTACTGCCAACAAAGCCGCAGCACCAACGAGTTCCACGGGCCTCCTCCAGTACGGCACCGCCGCTATGGACAAGCGTTCCAGTGGCTCCACCTGGAGCGGCAACGCCACCTTCGACCCTCGCAACGGCCAACGCAGCATGAACACCGACAACTCAGCACTTTCCAGCTCATTTCCCGGCAACAACCCACTCGGTGGTCCGTTGCCATAGGCGTGCAAGCGCGCCTACCCTTCACCTGGGAGACTAGCCGTGATTGATCTAGCAGACCTTTTCGTCGGGTACGTTATCATCTGCGCGATAATCTATGGCGTGTATCGCGTACTCGTAGCGGTCCCGCGCCTCCAGCGGCATAAACCAACTCTCCTGTTGGTGCTCCGCACCAGCGTCATTCTCACGGGCATCCTGTTTCTCATCAGTGCCATAATCCCCGAGTAAGCGCGGAGGCATTCTCATGGACCCTAATCCTCCGACGGAGTTCGAAATCGAAGTATGGAAGCAGAAAATTGCCCGCCTCACTCGCGAGGAGTGTGCTCGACTATACCGCTTCGCCCCGACTGGCCATCCGGTATTCAACTCCGAGCTTCCGCTCTACGCCTTGTTCACCGAGCGCTATTCGGCGCTCGGCGGACTGGACGCAGAACTTTCCCACAAGATCGGATGGAGCGAGGGTCCTCAGGGCATTCCAACCGTGGAGCTGTAACCAACAATTTCGACCTAGCCCGACTACTGTTGGCACTGGATGTAGTCGCCACCCATACCCAAACTCTGTTGCACCTTCCGAGAAGCACTGCAAGTGCAGTGCTTCTCCGTGGCGACCTCGCAGTCTACGGATTTTTCATCATCTCGGGGTTTCTGATCTTTCGGAGTGCCCGCCGGAGCGACCTAAAGTCGTATGCACTGAAGCGTCTCCGACGAGTGTTACCGGCCTATGCGGCCGTAGGAGTGGTCTGTGTGCTGGTCGGTTCACTCATCACCACAGCACCAGTTACGGTCTACTGGATCGACGCTACAAAGTACCTTCTAGCTCATCTCGCATTCGCCACCTTCGCCCACCCAGGCCTCCTTGGTGTGTTTACCTCGAACGAATTCCACTACGTGAACGGAGTCCTCTGGACCCTCAAGATCGAAGTCGGGTTCTACGCCCTGGTGCCGCTACTACTACGAGTTCGGGTTCCATTCAGCGTCACCGCCCCCGTTATTTACGCCGGAGCAATCTTGTGGTTTACATTCCTATCCACAACGCACTACACGCTGGCCACCCAGTTGCCCGGTCAACTCTCCTACTTTATGGCAGGAGCGCTCATCGAGCGGTACGAGCGAGCCTTCCGCCGCAGCTATGGCGGAGTACTTTGCGTGGCCCTAGCCATCATAGCGTCACAATGGTATCCACTGTTCCCGGCCGCTCTCGCGGTGTTGGTATTGGGCTTCTGCATAGTATTGCCGCCCCTGGCTCACGCCTCACGCTTCGGAGACTTTTCATACGGAACTTACATCTGGCACTTCCCGACTCTCCAGCTCATTGCAACGCAACACTGGCCCGCTACTACCAGCACAGCCGTCGCACTTATCGCCATAGGTGTTGCGACAGTGTTCTCTTGGCACGTTATCGAAGAGCCCTGGTTACGGGGCTCCCCTCGAACCCAGTCCTAAGGATAAGCTCATGCCTTTCATCGCCGACAGCATAGCCATCGCACCACCTCCAGCCGACGACGGCGAGGAGTGGGTCATCTGCGAGGACGAGTACGGCGACCCCTGGGAGTGCGAGTTCTGCCACAACACTGGCTGGTTGATTTTCCGCAACCACATCACCAAGGCCGAGCGCGCCGAGGTGTGTAGTGAGTGCGGCAACCCCCACGACCTCCCGAAGCCATAACCCAGGAGTTACCTTGATGCCTGACACTTCGCCCCCGCCTCCTTCCGACGACGGCATCCAGCGTGCTTTCGAGGCCATCTTCAAAACCAGCAAAGAGCTTACCGAGGGTCCAGACCCGGTGAATGTCCCGCAGGTCATCCTCGCCATTACTCGCCTCCTTGGTATCACTCTCGACGCACTGGAGTCCCAGGACCCCGTAAGCGGCTCTCTCCTTCGCCTCGTCGCCCGCGTTACTCTTTTCTCGGAGCACAAGTTATGACCGACGCACCCGACGGCCCAACTATGCTTGCAGTCATTCGCGCTCTGGATATTCTCGAGGATGCCGCTGATGGCGAGTCCATTCGCTTCCTCAATCTCACTCTTATGGTCGTAGTGAACGTGCTGAACAAGATCGGTGTGGAGGAGCGTATGCCAGAGTTGGTCGATGCTTTCAGCGACAAGCTGCGAAAGAGCATAGCGCTGGTTGCCCAGGCCAAAGCAACAGGCGACATGAGCGACTACGAACGGAGAGTGGAGCGCGATCATGGAGAGGAGCGCGATCATGGAGAATAGCATAAGTCGTCTCAAAGTCCTCCAGATCACCGCCGAGCTTATGGCCATCCATGACTCAGCCGAGGCCCTTATAATTCTCGAGGGAGTTGCCGTCGGAGTGCTTTTTCTGTGCGCAAAGTCGGGCCATCACGACGAGGTGGCGAAGCTGTTTTGCGAGGACGTGCTGAAGCAGATGAAGAGTTTCGAACGCTTCCACCGAGCCGCTGTGGAAGCCCGCAAGGCAGGTCCCACCGCTCCCACTCCGCCAGAGGATCCCCTAGCATGATTACCGACGATCAAGGCCAAGCAATCCTCGACCAGATAGTCGAGATCTCCAGCTCTCCACTGGAGGCCATGGAGTTGTGTGCCTCCATGCCAGCCACCTTTATCTACCACCACATCCCAGTATCTTCCACCGAGAACTTTCTCGTGGAGTACCTGGCCTCTATCCGCAGGTGCATCGAGGAGCACCAGCGTCTACACAACGCCCCAGACGGAACAGTCGACACTCCCGATACCGAGGCCAAGGAGCCCCTGTGATGACCGAGATCCACCTAGTCGCCACCCTCGTTGGAATGCACTTCCGCCCACCAGCCAAGGCCGTGCTCGCGCACCTCCCCGCCGAAGCCCAAGTCGATCTAATCCCGGAGCCGGACAATCCCTACGACGAGTTCGCGGTCAAGGTGTTAGTCGATCCCGATGCAGTCCCTGAGGACGAGTACGAGGCGCTGAGAGAGGATCTCGCCGCAAGCGGCTTCGACCTAGAGGAGCTACTCGGTGGCCCCTTCCTCCAGCTTGGTTACGTCGGCTCCAAACCAGGCAAAGCCGGACCAGTCTTTGGTGTCACCTACGCCCCGGAGTTGCAACCTCAGCTGCTCTCCGCCGAGGACTACAAAGCCACTCTCGGGTTCGACGTAAGCGGCGATCCTCTAGTCCACATTACAATTATCACCGAGGAGGCAACCTGATGCCTACCAATCCCAACGACCTCAGACCTGATCTGGATCCAGTCGCGAGGCTGACTCGCGACATTCGCAACGCGGCAAGGACTCTCTCCACCGCCGAGGCGAGGTTCCTCGTCGATAGTTACTACCAAATGCAGCGGGATCGCATCCGTGCTGCTCACCAAGAGCGAACCCTCTCCGAAGGTGCCGAGCCCCACGACACCATGATGTGGCTGATGGGCCAGCGAGTCACCCTGGAGCAGCAGGTCGCCAGGGCACTGGACGCCTACAGCGCCAGCCATCCAGTAGGCGACTGGGCACGGAGCATATGCGGCATCGGCCCAGTGATCGCCGCCGGTCTCCTTGCTCACATCGATATCACCAAAGCCCCCAGCGTCGGTCATATCTGGCGCTTCGCCGGGCTGGACCCAACCGTGAAGTGGACCAAGGGCAACAAGCGCCCTTGGAACGGCGCGCTCAAGAGGCTCTGCTGGCTCATCGGCGAGTCGTTCGTCAAAGTGTCCAGCAATGAGAACGACATTTACGGCCAGATCTACAAGGCCCGCAAGGAACTCGAGATCCAGCGCAACGAGGCCGGTCGGTTCGCTGACCAGGCCAAAGCCGCGCTCGCCGAGAAGAAGTTCGGTGCCGACACCGAAGCTCGGAAGTGGTACGAGCTGGGAAAGTTACCGCCGGCAAGGATCCACCTGAGGTCCGAGCGTTACGCAGTTAAATTGTTCCTATCCCACCTCCACCACGTGATGTACGAGAACCACTTTCACAAACCTCCTGAGAAACCCTACATCTTCAACGAGGGAGCAGCTATCGCCACGGGGACCGGACCGCATACCCATTACCTCGCCCCACCGAACTGGCCCCGGAGCACCTAGAGGTGCTCCGGCAGTGGCGACACCCAATACTGAAACTAGCATTCCTGTCGGTGTTGGCAGGAGGAGTGGGTTACGTACTTGGTGTAGCGTTTCCGCTGCCTTGGAATATAATTGCGTCAACTGTCAGTGGTGTATGTTTCGGGAGGTTCTACATACGCTGGAGCCGATAATGTCGAGAGTACCGTTATAACGGAGTAACTGAGACCACCGTAGCCAGGAGGCGCGAGTGTGCTAATAGTGGAGAGCAGGCCAAGGCCACTTGAGCCATCATCCACGAGTGTACCAATGAATGGGAGCGAGCCGCAAGCTATGAGTGTACCGGTATTCTGGAGCGAGCTGGAAAACGTGAGTGTACCGTTCTGGACGAGCCGGGGCCAGACGAAACTACCGAGTGTACCGATTAAGGTGATCGAGCCCAGTCGAATGAGTGTACCAAACTAGGCGAGCCAGCAGAGGTGAGTGTGCCATCAACGCTGAGCAAGCCGAGAAGTTGGAGTGTGCCGAAAGCTCTGTGCGAGCCGCGTTGTAGGAGTGTACCGCGTCCCACGAGCCCAGACGTGATATCTGAGCGTACCGATTAAGGTGATCGAGCCACCACCTTTGAGTGTACCATGTTTGTAGAGCCCGAAGTTGTGAGAGTACCATCTATGGAGAGCATCTAACCGTGTAGTGAGAGCGTACCGTGCAAGAAGAGCGAGCCGGGAGTCTCGAGTGTGCCATGTTTGTAGAGCGAGCCCGAGGCTTTGCCTCAGCCAGCGACGATGAGAGTACCGCCGACATGAAGCAGAGCACTTCGTGCTTCAGCCGTCATACTCGAGTGTTCCGGAGTATCTGAGCAAGCCAGCCCTCGTGAGTGTACCGTCGAACCTGAGCGAGCCAGGGGACATGAGTGTTCTGGAAGTGTGGAGCGGCAAGTCGAAGCGAGCCGGTAAGTGTGAGTGTACCGTGTGGAGCGAGCCGAGACGTGTGAGTGTGCCGAAAACTCTGAGCCACGCGCAGCCGTCGTTCGAGAGTGTGCCACAGCTATTGAGCCGGAGCGCGTGAGAGTACCATGTATCGCGAGCAGCCGAGAACTGCTAGTGTGCCGTGCAGTTCGAGCGGGCCACAGAACCTGAGCGTACCGTGCTATTGGAGCAGGGGCAAAGCCCACTCAGCCCCAACGGCTGAGAGTACCGTGGCAAACGAGCCGAGAGATGTGAGTGTGCTAGGGCATTTGAGCCAAGATACAGGAGTGTACCGCCCGCAGCGAGCCGAGGCCGCGAAGCGGCCTCTCTAGCCAATGATATCGAGTGTACCGTGAATAGGGAGCCCCAGAGCCGAGGCCATCGAGAGTACCAAGTTTCGCGAGCCAAAAGCACAGTGTGTACCGTACTGGACGAGCCCCGACAGTTGAGCGTGCCGAGGTATCTGATCGAGCCGGATAGCAGGAGTGTACCGAGTTTGGAGAGCCAGGGTACGGGAGTGTACCGCCTGACAGGAGCTCCAGCGTGAGGCCAGCCGGATTGTCGGAGTGTGCCGCTTCCCACGAGCAAGCCCGGGTTGTTGAGTGTGCCATTTGGGCTGAGCCAAGCCAACACCCGTGAGTGTACCAATGTCCTTGAGCGAGCCGACATGTTTGAGTGTACCGGAGTGTCAGAGACCACCAGCCGTGTCCTATAAGTGTGCCACAACTGTCGAGCCGATAGTCTTGAGTGTGCCAACATTACAGAGCAAGCCAACTGGCGCGAGTGTACCAAGCCTCTGGAGCAATAGTTGCTGCCCTAGCCGGAACAGCTGAGTGTACCGCCTTGCATGAGCAGCCGCCAAGCTTGAGTGTACCGTAATTACGGAGCCAACTGGTGTGAGTGTGCCAATCCTCTGGAGCCAACTCATGCGAGTGTACCGTACTTGTGGAGCAGCCGTCGGCCGTGTAGTGTACCGAGTGATGTGAGCAGCCATTTGATGGGAGTGTACCGTGCTGTTAGAGCAGCGAAGCCACCTTTAGCCACAACTACTGAGAGTACCGGAATTCTGGAGCGAGCCAAGTGGAGTGAGTGTACCATGACTGCAGAGCCCCACAGACGAATGTCCCGAGTGTACCATGATTGCTGAGCCGCAAGGTCCGAGTGTGCCAAGGCAATAGAGCCGAGTCGAGGCCCGAAGGGCCTCTAGCCTGAAATCGTGAGTGTACCAAACCATAGGAGCTGGGCTTCACCATCAGCCACAAGGGTAGAGTGTACCAAAGTCATGGAGCGGCGAAGCCGCTCTCAGCCAAAACACCAGAGAGTACCATCGATATGGATCGCGCTGACATTATCCCTACCCCAGAACAATCCGCCATCATCGACGCAGCGATCAATTCTCCGCTGTCCCTCATGATCAGCGCCGATGCCGGTTGTGCCAAGACCACTGCGCTTGAACTCGCCGCATGGGCCATGCCTCCAGGGCCATCGCTCGCCCTCGCCTTCGGAGTGAAAAACAAAACCGAACTCGAGCGTCGGTTCCCTCCTCACTTCACGGTGCTGACGCTGAATGGCCTCGGCCACCGGGCTTGGGGCCGAGCGTCCCGCCAGACCCTAATAGTCGATGAGCGTAAAGTCGGAAGGTTGTTAACTGCTGTGGCTAAGGACCAGGGCTATGCACTGTCGAAAGAGCAGTGGAGTGACGTCCGCTCTATCGTGTCGCACGCTCAGCACTTGGGCCTGGTCCCCAGTGACTATCCTCACAAGGGTCTCATGGTGGACACGCCGGAGAGCTGGGTGGACATTGCCGATGCGCTGCTCGTCACCGACGCCGAGCCCCTCCTGCCATTGGCCAGATCCGTGCTCTGTGCTGCCATTGCCGAGTCGTTCACGGGCCTGATCTCCTACGACGACCAGATCTACATGAGTGCTCTGTTCAACGGGAATTTTCCTCGCTTCCCGAGGGTGTTCGTGGACGAGGCCCAGGACCTCTCCCCCATCAACCACCTCCAGATTAAGCGAACCCTCCTCGACCGTCTCATTGTCGCCGGAGATGACAAGCAGGGGATATACGCCTGGAGAGGTGCCGACAGTAGTTCCATGCGCTCCATGCGAGCACTCCGCAAGGATTGGCTAGACCTGAGGCTCTCGGTGACCTTCCGCTGCCCGCGAGTCGTAGTGGCTCGCCAGCAGTCCCACGCCCCAGGTTTCACGGCAGCACCAGCCAACGCCGACGGCGAGATCTGGGACTGGAGCTTCAACCACGACCGTTGGACCTGGGCCACCATTGGCGCCGAGCCCAAGCAGTCCGTAGCCATTCTCTGCCGCAACAACGCTCCCCTCATGGCGATTGCCATGAAGCTCATTCGCCAGGGTGTCGGGGCGGTGATGCTTGGGAGAGAGATCGGAAAGGGCCTAGTCTCGCTGGCCAAAAAGATCATCCCTCTCGATAGCATTCCCGCCTCCGAGTGCCGAAGGTTGATCCTGCAGTGGGCCTCGGACCAGATCGAAGTTGCTGCCGCCAACGACAAGCACGAGAAAATCGCCGGTTTCGAGGATCGCCGAGACAGCCTCCTCGCTGTGCTGGACTCCGGTCCGCCTAACTCCGGTGCCATGCGCAAGGCGCTCGACGAATTGTTCTCCCGTGCCTCTGGCCGAGTGACCCTCTCCACCATCCACAAGTTTAAGGGCCTCGAAAGTGATATTGTCGTCCACCTCGATCCGTGGCGAGTCCCCTCGAAGTGGGCGCGCTTAGCGTTGTCTGCCGGCGACGACAGACCCATGATGCAGGAGTTGAACCTTCGCTACGTAGTGGAGACTCGTACTCGCCATACTCTAATACTTGCCAACTTGGAGGATTTCCAATGACCAGCAAGTCCGGAGTGTCTCGGCGGACTACTCGGCCCTCCGAGCCCATCAACCACAACCCCTCTCCAGCCGTCGAGTACGTCGCAATCCACCCCTCAGGGCGCGAGGACCGCTTTATCGCCCGACTCCCGATCCGCCCCACCTACAACGAAATTGCCAAGGTGGTCGCCCCGCACTTTCCCAATGCCAAGTTCGAGCACGTAAGTGTCCTCTGGGATCACAAGCCTCTTGATATGTTCGTGGATGAGAGCAGTCAGATTAAAGGCCTTCCAAAGAACATTCGCGCTACGAAAATCTATCGCAACAACTGGATGCAAACTCACCCAGCAGCAGACCCCGAAGCGTTGCCCGACATTGCTGGACTGGCGCTATTGTTCTTCCGTCGCATCTGGTACTGAGGCGCACTTGCGCCTCACTTTAACTCAGGAGTAACTGTAATGCCCTTCGATGCAACACCAGCGATCGTCGACACTTACGTCCCCGAGGACCACACCTGGGCCAGCAAACACCTGAGCCCCCGTGAGCACGGAGCCCTGGTTTGCGTTCGCGATGATCTCCGCTCGGGCAAAATCCCCTCGGAGAACTTCAACATGAACACCTTCACCAGTTCACGAAGCTGCGGCACAGTCCACTGCATTGGCGGCTGGATGACCACCTACATGAGAATGGAGTTCAGCGAGGCCGAAGTGCTGCACACCGACACTCGCTTTCAGTCGCTATTCTTCGGCTATTCAAACTGTAGCGATTTCAGTCCGACGGCTGCCGCCGATACCATCGACCACTTCTTTGCCACCGGGGTTGGCTGGCAACAACTAAGCATCTTTCCCTCACCAGACCAAGGCTACTTAATCCCTCTCAACCTACTTTTGTTCTAGGAGCCCCATCATGCCCTTCGACGCCACTCCCTCCTACGCCCTTCTTAATCTCACTGACGCCGAGCGTGATGCTCTCACTCATGTCCGCGATGCCCTAGCCTCCGGCTGGATTTCTCCACAGGACTTCGACATGCGTCGCTACGGCAGTGGTCCCTGCTGCATCGGCAAGCACATGCAAAAGATCATGTACGATCGCTGCGGAAGCGGTTTTGATCTAATGGACTCTCGCTTCGCAGAACTTTTCCATTTTTGCCAGACTGGCGACAGCCTCGTATACGCTGCCACTCCTGCCCAGGCCGTTGTCGCCATCGATAGCTTTCTGGCTACCGGCCGTCCCCATTGGGCTCGAGCCCTAGCGTCGGTATAGGAGCACCTCTCGCCATGCCCCGCGATTACCGCTTCATCGACAAAGACCCAGTAGTGGACCTGTTGCGAACCCTGCTGGAGGGGCGCCTTCCTCGTGGCACCATCAACCGCCTCGCAGTCGACGCCCACCTAGCACCCAGCACCATCATGAAGCTCTTCTACGGTGACACCAAGCGCCCGCAGAACTTTACCGTGGACAACCTGCTGAGAGCGATGGGGTACGAGCGACAGCTGGTGCGATTTGAGGTTCGCACTGTGGTGGATAATGGAGAGGCCAAGGCGGACGAGGTGTCCACCAAGGCCACCACTCCCATTCGGCGCAAAACCAAGGAGAAACCCTAATGCCAGCTTACGACGAAATCGCCTGGGAGAAAATCCCAAACCAGCAAAACTCCTTCATGACCACCGCGGTGCAGGAGTACATCATGCACGGCAATCACCCAGGAGACTTTTTGCGGTGTTTCCTCTGCAATGACCTCAAAGGTGCTGCCGAGCACGCTGACGACGTGAACGGCCCCTTGCTGTTCGAATGGGTCAAGTGGTTCTACAACCAGGCCCCCTACGAGTGCTGGGGCTCGTCGCAACGTTTCTACGCCTGGATCCAGAAGGGTGGAGTCCTGGGACGAGCGCCCCAGGACAACGAGCCCACCACCCCAGAAGTCGAACCGAGGGAACTGCCATGACCGCCCCCAACACCATTTCCGAGGTCTGGGCCTGGATATCCTCCAACGAGGAGGGCGAGGGAGTGCTCGCAATCCAGGCACTCATGGATGGGGAGTTGATGTGGATGCCCCTCATCAGCGCCGACCAAGAGCGCATGGCAGCACTCCGCCCTCAGGCGATCGGCATCGCCCAGCGCAAGCAGATGACCATCAAGCTCATCCACCTGAGCACCAGGGAGGATCTCGAGACCATCGAGCCTGGAGAGCCACTCCCATGACCCGCCACACCGACGAGCTACTCGAAAACGCCGTGAGGTTCGCCCACGACTACTACACCACGCAGGAGGAGTTGCTACCGCAGCTGCTGTTCGAGGACGGCGAGGGCACACCAGTGGTTGTGGTGTTCCCATTCACTAACGATACCGAGAAGCACGCCTCTCTCAGCATTCTCCACGAGATGCTCATCAACCATGAGGCCACTAGCTACACCGTGATGACCGAGGAATGGGTATCGATGCACCCAACTCCAGAGGCCAAAGCAGCGGCCGTTAGGCCGTCTCTGGACCCGAACCATGTCGAGGTACTCACCATTGCCGTAGTGACGCGGAGTGGCGAACGCGCTGGTGCCATCTACGCAATCGAGCGTGAGGCAAGTGGCAAGGTCACTAACCTCATCGACACCGGCGCTGAGGTAATGGCCGGAGGTACGTTCTCGCAGCTTTTCGAGCCCCAGCCATGACCAGGCATCAGCTATTGGCCATTCGCAAGGCCATTCACGGTGCCTCAGTCGCCATTGAAACCACTCCAGACTACGACGATATCCTACCCTCTACCGCGTTCTGGCTTGGCCGAGTATTAGGCGCAGCTGGTGCCGCCATCGAGCAGATTGACCGAGACCTTGAAGCAGGTACACCACCCAGGTTATAGGGAGGATAAAGTGAAGCATACGCTAACCACAACTTATCAATTGGCAGATGATGAACATCTTCCAGTTGATATTACATTCAGACACTATACTGACAGTGATACGTTAGAATTCATCTGGGCCACTATCCCAGAGAGTCAACACGCCACCACTCCAAAACTCCGCATCACCATCGAGCGGTGGGCGGCGAACTGGCTCCAGGAGCACAGGGCTGAAGCCCTCGCCATCGCCAAAGGAGAGGGGCCGTAGGCCCCTCTCCGTGGCCAACGAGTACAAACTCACAATCGTGCGCAAGTGCAAGCGGTGTGGCCTCCGAGGCCGTCACACTATAATTCGCATGCGCGCGTACTACGGCCGCGAAGCCACAGCAGGGTGTTTGCACTGCGGACGGATCACCAGGGTGTATCTTACGAGGACAGAGCAGGCAAGCTACCGCTACGGACTAAGCATAAAGGAGCCCCTAAGATGAAGTGGCTAGCTCTTGTACTCGTTGTAGCATTTTTGATCATATTCCTGCTGTTGATTGCGGGACCTGAAGACTAGAGAGGTGTTACTATGGCCGAAGCTGCAGACGACGTTCTCGACGGATCGTGCTGTCAACTCTGTGGAGAGTGGTTTGACGATGTGCTTAGCGGCGACGAACCTCCAGGGTTCCCACGTACCTGCGAGGCGTGCGAGCAGAGCGGAGTGTCCGAGTGATGGGCCTCACCGCAGAGCAAGGCCAAGCCCTCGTCGACCAGATTCTCACTCTGGCCAACAACGACGTAGAGGAGGCCGCGCACATGCTCGTGGAATTATCCGCTACAATGATCTGCGCCGTAATTTGGGACCCGGAACAGCGTATAGCCTCCGCGGAAGTTTTCCACCGCGGCATGCTCCACTTGATTGCACAACTCCCCACAAAGATCGAGGAGGACACCCCATGAACTACTACGACGAGGGACGACCGCGAGTCAGCTACCGCCCAGCCTACGTCGACAGTGTTGGTCGGCCAATTGCCCCACTTCCCAGCCTGTCGGTGTTACCGCTGCTGAATGGCGGCTACCGTATTGGAGTATGGGTGCGTACTGATTTCCACTCTGCGCGAGAGCTACACTACAAAGCCGACAGCCCCGATGACCTGTTGCAAATACTCACGAGCTTTATGAACGACCCAGAAGCTACACTGTTCAATGTGTTCGGCTACGAGGGCATGCTCCGCAACGACCCACCAGCAGGTGCGCCAGTAAAACCCACCTTACGACTGAGCGATATCGGACTGTAGGCGCGATCGGACTGTAGGCGCGGTACTCCAGTAAGGTGGTATCCACTTAGGTTTGTGGGTCAATTCATTCCTTGAATGTGTGCCGGGCACTTTTCCCTTGCGCTCGGTCCCCATTGTGTGTCAACATACCCATACAATAAATTGATTGCCTAACTGCTTTCCCCGCCGTACCTTGCGCCCGAGGCAATCCGTCTCTATTCAGCCCAAAGGACCAATCATGGCTAAGCCTGCCACCAAGCCCACCACCAATGGCGACAACTCCGCTGACTCTGGCACCCAGACAATCCTCATCCAGGGCCTGCAGTTTTCTGCCCCCGCTCCGTACAACGAGGGCCACGTGCTCTCTGAGGCCGAGGCCAACGTGCTGAACCAGACCTTCGGCGAGAACCTCCGCAACAACTTCGCCTCGGTGGTCAAGGCGGCTCGGACCGCACTCAATCTCCCTGACAAGACCGACCTCACCGATCCGACGGTACTGGGGGAACTGACTGCCAAGTTCGCCGAATACGCCTCCAGCTATACGTTCTCCGGCCGACGGGCGCCGAGGATCGTGGCTGACCCTGTGGAGCGTGAGGCGATCCGCATTGCCAAGTCCATCGTCACGGAGCACCTGGCTGCTCACAAGGTCCTGGTCAAGAACCTCCCCGAGGGCCGGATGGACTCCCTAGTGTCGGAACTCCTCTCGAAGCGCCCTGACATTCGCGTCGAGGCGAAGCGTCGGATCGATGTGACCAAGGACGCTGCGACGGAGGTGCTGGACGATCTGATCGCCAAGGCCACCGCCCCGGCGACACCGGCTGAGGCTGAGCAGCCCCAGGCCTAACACTCTGCGGGGATGGTGATACGGCTCGGGTACTTCATCCAACGAAGCGTCCCCGATCCAGACTTTGTTCCTCTCTGCAGTTCCCATTGGGAGGTGGTGTTACGCAACGGGTACTTCTTTGGTGAAGCGTTCCCGTAGCACGGTTGTTCCCCTCCCGCTTTCGCAACCCCTGGCGAGTGGTGTTCGGCACGGTTACTTCAGCGGTGATGGTACCGTACCAGCAGTGTTCCCTCGCCACCTCACCTGTTGGGTGGTGTTTGCCGCAGTTACTTCGATCCTCGCCATACTTGAGGCTTTACGTACTGTGGCTGCCGTATTCCCCCAACGCCTCTTCCCTGGGTGGATGGTGTAGTTATCGGTTACTTCAACTTTGGGTCGAGGGTTCAAATCCCTCCAGGTGGTGACACCTGTAGCTCAGTTGGTAGAGCAAAAGTCCTCGTGCCGTAACACTGCTGTTCCTCCACTGGAGGGCCGAAAGGCCCTCCCCTTTTTGCCCACAGTCACAACCTAGCGTTGCGTGGCGTATGGGTCGGTTACTTCGGTTAGAGCGCCGACGTCCGCTTGTGTCGGAGGTTGTGGGTTCGAGTCCCACTGAGGGTGGCAGTGATGCTGCGCTTATAGCTCAATCCCAACTGTCCCTCCTGTTCCCGCAACTCGGAGCCCCGGAGCCCATCATGGAACTCAACCGCACAGTCGGTCCCGTCACTTTCGAGGGAGCCCCCGCAGCGCCCACCACTCCCGAGCAGGCTCTCCGCCGCTCGGTAATGTCGTGCCTGTTGTGGGAGCGTGAGTTCTACGAGGATGGAACAGCAATTGCGGACCGCATAGAGATACTCTGTGCCAAGGTTCCCCACAGCGTCATCGCGGCACTCGCCATCGAGGCCAGGCATAAAATGCACCTGCGGCACGTGCCGCTCCTGCTGTTGGCAACGCTTGCCAAGCTGGCCCCGGGGTCATCTCTGGTGTCCGACACCATCGAAACCACCGTGGCGAGAGCGGACGAGCTTACCGAACTCCTTGCCATCTACTGGCGCCGTGGCAAGTGCCCGCTGAGTGCCCAACTCAAGAAGGGCCTCGCCAAGGCATTCCGCAAGTTCAACTCCTACCAGCTGGCCAAGTACAACCGCCCGAAGCCAATTCGCTTGCGGGATGTGATGTTCCTCGTCCACGCCAAGCCGGACGCCGAGAGCGAGTCCACCTATCGGGACCTCGCAAACAAGACTCTTGCCTCGCCCGACACCTGGGAGGTCGCTCTGAGTGCCGGTGCGGACAAGTGCGAAACGTTCACTCGGCTCATCAAGGCCGGAGAGCTGGGGTATTTGGCGCTCCTCCGTAACCTCCGCAACATGGCCGAGGCGGGAGTGGACACAGAGCTAGTCCGCAACGCCATTGTCGCAGGGAAGGGGGCGCATCAGGTCCTCCCTTTCCGCTACGTTGCGGCGCTGAGAGCCGCCCCTCAGTTCGCGAACGAACTCGACTACGCCTTACAGCAGTCCATCGCGAAGCTGCCCCTGCTACTCGGAACCACTCTGGTGGTGGTGGATGTGTCGGGCTCGATGAACGATACGCTGTCCCAGCGTTCGGACCTCACTCGCATGGACGCCGCTGCGGCCCTCGCCGCACTCATCAACGGGAGTCGCCTCAGGGTATTTACCTTCTCCGACAAGGTGGTCGAGTGTGCTCCGTGGCGCGGCCTCGCTGGGATCTCCGAGATCCTTGGCTCCCAGCACCACTCGGGCACGTACCTCGGCCAGGCCCTTGCCACCATCCTCGCCGCAACAGAGAACCAGTGGGACCGCCTGATTGTCATCACTGACGAGCAGTCCCATGATCGTGTGAGGCACCCTGGCCGGGGCCGCTGTTACATGATCAACGTCGCCAGTGCGAAGCACGGCGTCGGCTACGGCGAGTGGCTTCACATCGACGGCTTCAGCGAAAATGTGATCCGCTACATCGCCGAGTTCGAAGCAGCTTTGGCCCGGTAAATCCTCCATGGAAGAGTACGAAATCCTAGCGCTGCTTTACGATGCTCTGGCCTCGAAGCTGGGGATTGCAGTCCGAGTGTCACACTTTTCTACAGCGAGTCAGATGCTCGGCAACGCCAGGAAGAAGTGTGGCGATCCGGCCCTACAGTCGCTCCAGTTTCGAGCTAGCCCATACGCCGAGGACGAGTTGTGGATTGTCCGGGCCGGCGCGGTAAAGCTGCCGCCAGGGGAAGACGACAAGTGACCTTGTACTGGATGAAAGTTCTCGAGGTTGGAGGAAGCGCGATAGTAATTGCGTTGGGCACGTGGATGTGTTTTCTGCTGATAGAGTGGATGGTGAACGGCCCAACTGTGAAAAATTTACTGCTGATCGGTGTGCTGGCAATTGCAGTTATTTTAGGCACCGCAGCACTAGCACTGTTGCCGTAACCAGAGGGACGAGTAATGCCAAAGTACGAAAGTGAAGAGATTGCTCGGCGCCACATCTGGTTGTATGCGAGGGATATAGAGCGAACAGAGTTGCTGTTTGGTCGAACGCTGGGCTTCAGTAAAGCGATCCGCCTCATGGTCAGGAAGTTCCTGAACTCTGTCGAGGCAAAGGGCCTCATCGAGGCCCATCACCCCATCGTCACCGAGAGTGACCTCAAGCTCATGGAAGAGATGGTGGACGGAAGCGAGGAGGACACAGTTCTATGACAGCCCTTAGCGAGGCGTCACCACAGAGTCTCGACGAACTTTTTAGTCGGGACCCTCTCAAGCTCTCCGACGCCGACATTACTGTCATTGTCGTGGAACTCCGCAGACAGCGAGAGAAATGGGAACTGAGCGGAACCAAGAGCAAAGACCCTGACGCCAAGCGTGTTGTTCCAAAATCACTATCTGACATAGGCCTCTAGCCATGGTCAACAGCTCCTTCTCCACCGTATTGCCAACCCTGCAATTGGCCTGGGACTCCACCAGTCTCGGCGCCCTCAAAACCTGCGGGAGGTTCTACCAGTACGAACTGATTGAGGGCTGGACTCCCAAGCGCCCCAGCGTCCACCTCGTGTTCGGACAGATTTTCCACTCGGCTCTCGAGGAGTATGACCGGGCGAGGTTCCTGGGTGTGGACCACGAGGGAGCAACCATCGTTGCCGTGAGGGTGGTCTTGGAGCAGACCTGGAACAAGAGCCTCAACCGCCCTATCACCTGGGACGACAAGAACAAGAACCGCTTCACCCTGCTCCGCTCGATAGTCTGGTACCTCGAACAGTTCAAAATCGACCCCATTGAGACCGTCCGGCTCGCCAACGGCAGACCTGCCGTGGAGTTGTCATTCCGCTACGAGAACGGCTATACCAGCACTCTGACCGGAGAGCCGTTCCTCTCGTGCGGTCACATGGACCGCCTCGGTACACTGAACGGCCAGACCTACATAGTTGACCGGAAAACGACTAAGTCCACGATCTCCCAGGACTTTTTCGGCAAGTTCAGCCCGGATAATCAGTTCAGCCAGTACGTGTTGGCGAGTAAGATCGTCTATGGCCTCCCCGTAGCCGGACTGATTGTCGACGCCGCCCAGGTCGCCATCACGTTCAGCGCCTTTCAGCGGGGCTTCATCACCCGCACCCCGGCACAGATCGAAGAGTGGCACCAGGACCTTGGCCACTGGTTACAGCTCGCCGAGCGCTATGCCGCCAATAACTATTGGCCGATGAACGACAAAAGCTGCAACAACTACGGCGGCTGCAGGTACCGGGGGATCTGCAGCAAATCTCCGCAGGTGCGCCAGCAGTGGCTAGAGGCGGACTACAATAAGCGGGTGTGGGACCCACTCCAAATCCGAGGAGACGTGTGATGTTAAGTCATTACTTTGGAGTTGACGCCATAGAACGTTACCTCAAGGAATTGCAGCAGCAGTGTGCTGCGAACATCAACCAAGCAGGCATGCAGCCCAACGACCCATTCGAGGGTGATCCTGCGGCCAAGGCACTCCACGACCAGCTTGCCGCGGAGGAGGCCGAGACCGCTGTGTGCCCTCTGTGTCGCGACACCGTTCCGCGCTCCAAACCCCAATGTACCTCAGTCGCATTCTGCAACTCGATGCCAGTCAGGAGAGCCCCGCTATGAGCACAGGATGGATCGGAGTGGACCTCGACGGCACTCTAGCTCACTATGACGGATGGGTGGACAGCAGCCACATAGGAGCCCCAATACCCGTCATGGTGGATCGAGTTCGTCGGTGGATCGACAGTGGACTCACGGTCAAAATCTTCACAGCTCGTTTCCACAACGGCCCAAAGGCCATAGCAGTTATCAACGAGTGGAGCCTGTTCCACCTGGGCCAAGTCCTCGAAGTCACCGCAACCAAGGACTTTCGCATGGTGGAACTCTGGGACGACCGAGCCATTCGAGTTCGCATCAACACGGGAGAAATCATCCTCGGTTCCGATCTATTAGGAGAGCCCTCATGACCTGGGAAAAGCCCCCTCCACCTCCAGTGCCGTTCGAAGTCCCCACCTCCGTCAACTGGCACTGCACTGCTTGCGGAGCCCGCAATCGCAACCACTGGGACCACTGCTCAGAGTGTGGTTCGGAGAAACCTCATGCCCCCTCTCAGCCAGCACCAGTCCGCCACAACCACCAAGCTTCTACTTATTGGCGACTCGGGCAGTGGCAAGACGGGGGCGCTGGCATCCCTAGCTTCTGCGGGGTTCAATCTCCGAGTGCTGGATCTGGACAACGGCCTGGACGTGCTGCACAACCTCCTATCGGATCCAAGAAGTCCGTATGCGAAGGACTCCCTGGACCGAGTAAAATTCGTCACTCTGACCGAACCTATGAAGATGGTAGGGAAGACCCTGCAGCCGGTCCGAGTGGACGTGTGGCCCAGGACCATGAACATGCTCTACCACTGGATGGAGCCAGCCACGCCGGACTCCCCGGCCCTGGACCTCGGTTTGTTGACCTCGTGGACTCCGCAGGACGTACTTGTTATAGACTCGCTATCGACCTTCTCAACAGCCGCGATGAACTTCGTGCTCTCCATGAACGGTCGAGTGGGCAAGGCCCCCTTTCAGTCCGACTTCGGACAGGCACAGAACCTAGTCGAGTCGGCGTTGCAGATGCTCTTCGACAGCACAATAAAGTGCAACGTTATTGTGACTGCTCATATTGCGTTTATTGGCGAGGACAACGGGCCACTCCGGGGATACCCGGCCAGCCTCGGGAAAGCACTACCACCGAAGGTCGGGAGGTACTTCAATACTATGTTGGGTGTAAAAAGCACGGGGCAGGGCAGTGCGGTCCGGCGCAAGATCCACACCAACACCCAGGGAGTGATCGACCTCAAGAACACGGCGCCCCTCCGCGTCCCGCCGGACTTTCCCATCGAGACTGGGCTAGCAGAGTACTTCAAACTGGTCCGAGGGGCCGGAACTTCGGTCCCCGTTACAACTGGTAACACCGTCGAGCCAACCCCTGCCATGGCTGCACTGGAGCCGCCGCGATGAACCGTCGTCACAGGCACGACACTCAATACCTCTCCATCCGTGAGGTAGAGCGCTGGGCGTGGCCGGATCGCACTCTCATGACCCCTGCCATAGTGCTATTGCACCAGCGCCCTCTCTCGGAGATCCAACTATGCCAACTCCTTCGGACTTGCGTCACTCCGATATCGAAGAAAAGCACCGTACACAAATGAACGCCCTAGCCGCACTTCTTCAAGACGAGTTCCCCGAGTACGGCTTCGCCCTACTGGTTTTCGACTTCAACAGCCCAGGGAGGATGAACTACATCAGCAACGCACAACGAGCCGATATGGTCAACGCACTCAAGGAGCTTATCACCAAGTTCGAAAGTCAAACACATGGCCAAGCACGCACCCCCACAACCTAGCGCAACAACCTCCACGGAGTCCACTCCCATGTCCGACAGCAACATCGCCACCGACTTCCGCGCCCTGCTCTCGAAGCCCGCCGACTCGATCGAGCGTCCGAAGCCCCTCCCTGCCGGAACCTATGAGGGGACCATCACCAAGTACGAATACGGCAAGTCCAAGGAGAAGAAGACCCCCTACGTGAGGTATTTCGTCCAGGTCAACTCCGCAGGCGAGGATGTGGACCCCGTTGAGATGGACGGAATCGACCTCAGCAAAAAGCAACTCCGTCGCGACTACTACCTCACCGACGACGCCGAGTACCGAGTGAAGGAACTGTGGGAGTCCTGTGGCATTGACGGCACGGGGAGGGCTCTCGGCGAAATCCTCCCAGACCTCATCGGGTGCCAGGTGCTCTTGGAGGTCACTACGCGGAACAGCGACGACGGCAAGGACACCTACAACGACGTAGGCAACCTCAAAGGCGTGTAGCTAGGGTGGGGGCGAAAGCCCCCACTTCCGCACTCTGTAGGAGCCCTCGCTATGCCCATCACCGACGACTTCCAAGTAATCCACACTGCCTCCATTATCATCAATCGTGACGAGCGCCAGCGCAGCAAAATCGACACAGGGTCGCTTCGCGACAGCATCCGGCGCAACGGCCTCATCAGCCCGGTCGTAGTGACCAGGGATCTGGTGCTGGTGGCCGGTGAGCGCCGCCTTACGGCGTGTCGAGAACTCGGTCACGAGACCATTGCAGTGAGGTTCGTGGAGGATCTCTCGCCCCTGGAACTCATGATCATTGAGCTAGAGGAGAACCTCAAACGGAGTGATTTGCCGTGGCAGGACGAAGTGAAGGCCGTGGCGAAACTTCACGAGTTGTACTGCACCATCACCCCTGGATGGTCGCAGGTTCAATCCGCCGAGGCCCTCTCCATCGCCGGCTCGTACTTGAGTTCCATTCTACGCGTAGCACGAGAACTCGATGACCCCCGTATCTCGACGGCTACTGGGGTGATGCCCGCGTACAACGTCCTCGCACGCATTGATGAGCGCAGGATCGGCGATGCAGTAGGCGCCATCATGGATGCCGGGGAGGAGATATTTGCGCCGCCATCAATCCCGGCGCCACCGCTCAAGCCCGGCGAGAAAGCCCCACCTAAGGCCACCGTGATCGCCGCTCCGGCAGAGTCAATTCTCCAAACATCCTTTTTCTCCTGGGCACCCCAGTACACCGGACCCAGGTTCAACTTCATCCACTGCGACTTCCCCTACGGAATGAACGTGTTCGGTGGGGCTATGAGCGGCCGTGACAAGTGGGCCACCACAGCCCAAGGGAAGGCACCGTATAGTGATAGCAAAGAGGACTACTGGAACCTCATCGCGTGTCTCTGCGATAACCTCGACCGAATAATGAGCCCGCAAGGGCATCTGATGTTCTGGTTCTCCATGGAGCACTACGTGGCGACTCTCGAGGCTTTCCGCAAGCAAGCACCATCACTGATATTCAGCCCTTTCCCCCTAGTGTGGGTAAAGAGCGACAACGTGGGGATCCTCCCCGACTCCAACCGTGGTCCCCGGCGAGTGTACGAGACCGCCCTAGTCGCCTCGCGAGAGGACCGCTTCATCGTCAAACCTGTTGGCAACGCCATCTTCGCTCCCACCAACAAGGACCACCATCCCAGCACCAAGCCCGAGCCCGTGCTCAAGCATTTCTTCCAGATGTTCGTGGACGAGAACACCACCCTGTTCGACCCAACGTGTGGGAGTGCCAGTGCTCTACGCGCGGCGGAGTGCCTCGGAGCGAAACGAGTCCTTGGCCTCGAGTCCGACATCGAACACCACGCAAATGCGTGCTCAGCGCTCAAGCTCTTTCGCACTCTCCGCGCTGCGGCGAACCTGCTGGCGAAGCCCGAACCCCTGCCGGCACCATGAGCGGGCTTGCGCCGCCGTTCGCTCACACCAGTGGGCCAAGGGACGCCTCCGTGGTGCTGGTCGGTGAGGCATGGGGAGAACAGGAAGAACTAACCGGCTATCCATTTGTAGGTGCATCGGGCCAGGAGTTGTCGCGGATACTACTCGACGCTGGCCTTAAGCGCCAGGACCTCCTGCTGACGAATGTCCTCGCCAAGCGCCCTCCCAACAATAACATCGATCTCCTCTGCGGTCCCAAGAAAGACGCCGGGTTCAACTATGCACTTGCTCCGCTCCGACAAGGCAAATACCTCATGCCCGAGCATCTCCCAGAACTCGACCGTCTGGGCGAGGAGTTGGCGTTTGCTCCGCGCACTCTTGTTGTGGCTCTTGGGGCTACTGCTTGCTGGGCTCTGTTGGGCCGTGGTGCTATTGGGAGTTTACGTGGTGTCGTGGCTCGGGGAGTGGGTCCTGGGGAACACCTAAAAGTGCTCCCGACCTACCATCCAGCAGCAGTGTTGCGCAACTGGTCCCTCCGCGTAGTGGTGTTGCAGGATCTGCTCAAAGCCAAGCGGGAGGCGCTGTTCCCCGAGATTCGCCGTCCGCATCGCGAGGTGTTAGTCGATCCGACACTCCCGGAGATAGCGGAGTGGTATCAGGAGGCTTCCCGTGCTGAGTTGCTCGCTGTTGACATTGAGACTATGCACAAAACAATCTCCTGCGTGGGCTTTGCACGCAGCGCCAATCGGGCTATCTGCATCCCTTTTGCTGATGATCGATTTCTGGCTCGAAGTTACTGGCCTACTGTCGCTGATGAGGTAGCGGCGTGGGAGTGGGTGAGGGCGCTACTGCAACTTCCGGTCCCCAAGGTGTTCCAAAACGGAGTGTATGACATTTCGTACCTCTGGCGGATGGGCCTCCCCGTCCGCAACAGCCTCCACGATACCATGCTTCTTCACCACTCGATGTTTCCGGAATTGCAGAAGAGTCTCGGGTTTATGGGCAGCATTTATACCTCGGAGAGTTCATGGAAATTAATGCGGCAGAGGAAGAAGGAAGAAGATTTGAAGAGGGAGGAGTGAATGCCAGGAGTTATTCACAGTGTTCCATGCGTTACGAAGCGCTTCAAGCGTCGTCGTTGCAGTGAATGCAAAGAGTTTTTCTCTCCGCGCAAATATGGGCAACGGTGCTGTTCACGGAAATGTCAAGGGAGTTGGAACAAAGCACTTAGGAATGCCCTGGCGGAACCGCGATCGGGACCATCACCGGAACCCATCCACGGAAACCCGGTAAATTTGACCGCCACGGTGGCACGTCCCCTTTCGATTGGGGTAAGACCGTCAAAAGGGGTTGCCCCTTCCTTGCCCGTTTATCCGGGGTTTCCGGCGGGGTGGGCAAACTGGCCCCGACACCGCCGTCTCCTACACGAGACAGCTAGATTTGGAATTTTGCTCGAAGATATTGGACTATAGCTTAAGAGGAGATCTTCCATGCTGTGCGTCTTCATTTGCTCTCCCTACCGTGCCGCCAATTCCGGCACCCATCTCCGCAACACCGACTACGCCCGCCAGGCCATGTTCGACAGCTTTGCCCGAGCTGAGGCCCCATTCGTACCGCACATCCTCTACCCCCAGATCCTGAACGACGACGACGAGGTGGACCACAATCTCGCGATCGCTGCGGCTAACGCCTGGATGGAAATGGCCGACACTCTCGCGGTGTATGAGGATCTGGGGATTAGCGCTGGAATGGCGGCGGAGATTAAACTGGCGCAGGAGTTGGACATTCACGTAGAGTACCGCTCAATTGCCACAGAAGGAACTGCAGCATGACCGTTCGGGATAACTAGCCGTGCCAGTCATCCGCACCGACGAACTCGTCGAGGGCCAGCGCACCCCACAGCAGGAGCAGATTTACAATGGTCTGGACTGCTGTGTGACGTTCGAGGTACATGAGGCGCTCCAAACGCTCTTCAACGTGGAGCCTGAGGTCTATGGGTTTGAGCGGGCGCTCCAGGGACCAGCGCTCGAAATGTCGATGAGAGGGTTTAGGATTGATGAAACCGAGAGGCGAATTGGTGCAGCGGCGCTAAGGCGCAAGCTCGTCAGGTTAGACAACGTGTTGCAGCAACTCGCGTTCGCCGTGTGGGGAAAGGGCCTTAACCCCAGGTCACCCAAACAGCTGATCGACTTCTTCTACGGCACGATGCACCTGCCGGAACAATGGTCCAGCAAGAAGGGCGTGAGGCGGCTCTCCACCGATAGGGAGACCCTGGAGAAGCTCCAGATCTACTTCCACGCCCTCCCCATCATCACCACCATTTTGGCAGTTCGTGATTATGCAAAGCAATTGGAGGTACTGGAGACCGAGATCGACCCGGACGGCCGGTTTCGTACAAGCTTTAATATCGCAGGAACTGAGACATGGCGGTTCAGCAGCTCAGGTAGTGTCACTGGAACGGGGAGAAATATCCAAAACATTGCTCCCGAATTACGCAAAATGTTCGTGGCGGACCCCGGCTACATTCTGGTCGGTATCGATCTGGAGCAGGCGGAGAGTCGAGAGGTGGGTTGGCTCTGCGGCACCATTCTGGGCGATTGGACCTATCTCGATGCGTGTTACAGTGGAGACCTGCACGTTACCACAGCAAAGCTTATCTGGAGAGATCTCGGTTGGACTGGAGATCCGAAGCGCGACCGAGCTTTGGCTGACGTCAAATTCTATCGTGAGTTCTCATATCGGGACCTGGCCAAGCGAGGGGGACACGGTAGTAACTATATGGGTACGCCGTGGACTATGGCGAGGCATCTCAAAGTGGTGCTTCGTCTTATGGAAGATTTCCAAAGGGCGTATTTCACTGCGTACCCGGCCATTCCCAAATGGCACAGGTGGGTTGCTACGCAAATCCAAACCACGCACCAGCTCACTACTCCGTGGGAGGTGACGAGGACGTTTTTCGGCAGGCCGAGCGACGACACCACGCTCCGCGAAGCGATAGCATTCAGCCCACAGAGTTCTACTGCGATGCGGATGAACCTCGGCATGTGGAGGGTCTGGAATGAAATGGGATCGGACGTTCAACTTCTCGCTCAAGTCCACGACGCCATTTACTTCCAGGTCCCCATCACCAGCGACATTCCAGCGATTTGTTCTCGTGCCCTCAGTCTCATCGATATCCGTCACAGTCACGGTGGACGTGAGTTGGTCGTGCCGGGAGAATGCAAGGTTGGATTCAACTGGGCCGCGCACCACGTCCACGACGAGAAGTGTCAGCCCGGTTGCACTCTAACTGTCAACCCTAATGGACTGCGGAAGGGCACCGCCCTTCGACCCAGACTGGAGGGCCTCGACCGCGTGTTCTAATGAACAACGAGAGGGGAACCCCTGGGTGGATTGGATTGACGACTACTTGGTGTCCACGGAAAATGTGGCCTCGCCAGAGATCTTTCGTCTCTGGGCGGGGATCAGCTGTATCGCCGGGGCGCTCGAGCATCGAGTCACCGCGAGAACCTCCATGGGGGAGATATTTCCGAACCTCTATGTGCTGTTGGTGTCACCTCCAGGCATTGGTAAGAGCGAGGCACTCAAACCAACCCGAGACCTCTGGATGGGAACCAAGCATATTAAAGTTGCCCCCAACAGCACCACCAAAGCAGCACTGTTGGACGTGCTCGAGTCCAGCCACCAGATCGAGACGAACAACCCACTCAAGCTCGTGGAGTACCACTCACTGTCGATGGCCAGCAGTGAGTTCGGAGTGTTGCTCCCCTCGCATGATATGGAGTTCCTCTCGGTACTCACCGACATTTACGACAACCCAAAAGTCTTTTCGGAGAGCCGCCGTACCAGCAAATCCGTTGACATTATCAACCCTCAGCTCAACATTATCGCCGGCACCCAGCCAGGGTATCTCGCCTCGCTCTTTCCGGAGGAAGCGTGGAGCATGGGGTTTATGAGCCGCGTCATTATGGTGTACGCCGGAGCCGCTCCCCGCCTGGGGCTCTTCGATGACTACACTCGGCTCTCCACGGATGCACTGCTCACCGGGCTGAAGCAGATGATCACCACCAATGCCGAGTGTGGTTGGGCGCAGAGCGCCCAGGACGAGCTGTCGCGGTGGTACGACGCCGGGCTGCCACCCATTCCGTCCCACTCCCGCCTGAGCAATTATTGCGCCAGGCGACTGGTCCACGTCATCAAGCTCTCGATCATCTCCACCGTCAGCCGTACCAATGGTAGTGGTAATCCCCTGGTGATCACGCTCTTCGACGTCGATCGGGCTCGAAATTGGCTGCTGGCTGCCGAGGTCGTAATGCCGGATGTGTTCCGAGCTATGGCTGGGAAATCCGACATGACGCTACTGATGGAGATGCACTTCTACTTCTGGCGCTCGTATGTCGTGGACAAGGCCCCCATCCACGAAGCCAAACTAATCCAGTTCATCTCGGCGAAAACCACTTCAGAGCGTGGCCCGCGACTGCTGGATATTGCCGTGCGAGTCGGAATGTTCGCTAAAATCCCCGGAACTGATCTCTACACCCCACGCCCACATAGTGACTTCGGAATGGAATGAGGCGGCCCTAGGGCCGCCTCATCACACATTCATTCACCGCATGGTGGGCCTGCTATTTCCAGACCCCCATTACTCCCACCCAACTACGGTGCAGGAGTCGGCGGAGTGGTTGTAACCGTTCCGTCGGTGGCAGTGGTGGTAGTGCTTCCGTCGGAAAACGTCACCGTGACGCTGCCGTCTGCATTGGTCACGGTGGACACCACAGTGGGTGTTCCGACGGAAGCCGCCGCAGGAGTGTTCGCGACAACCGCCGCCGAGAGTCCTGCCGTGTTCGCCTGGATGTTGGTGAGGATAGCGGTGAGCTTGGTCGGATCGCCGCTAGCAATCGCCGCAGTGAGATCAGCGCTTAGCTCGTTGAGCAGCGCAATGACGCTGGCCTCTACGGTTGCTTCCGCCGCTACCGCTGCCGCAATGTCGTCCAAATTCGCCATAACCTGTGACTCCTTGATCGTGAGTTGCTGTACCAGTTGAATCAAGTGATCCAACTTGGCATCGGTGTCTCCGTGGACGTAAATGTCGAGTCTCACCTCCCTATCCTCCCGGGCTGTTGATGATTACTGAGACTTGAGTGGCCGATTGCAAATCTGCGGGTAGAGCGCATTGTCGGTCGGCATTACGGAGTCTGGAAAGGTCTTGTGCCAGATTATCGAGGTGATCCGCATATCGCTAGCATGGATCAAATTTCGCACAATATCACTCGCACAGAACTGCGTTTCCACCTCAGCAAGCCGTGAGTCTATCGTCTGCATCTGGCCGTTCCGTGCCTGCTGACCAGCACTGAACATATTTTCAAGGTTTCTGACTCGATCATTGAGTTGTCCTCGATCAGACCTACTTTGCACATCAGCCGCCACGGAGCCGTTTGTTACGTTTTCGAGTTGGCTTATCCGCGTCACATCAGTGTTGATCGTTGATTGCATACCACTCTGTTGCACAACAACCGGGGTTATGACTGCATCGATTTTGAGTCCAATGATCAACCAGACCCCACTCACCATGAGCAGGAAGAGCGAGCCGACCGAGGCCATGAGTGGCCAATTGGGCTTGCTCTGATTTTCGATCTTCTCGGAGATAGGTTTAATCTCGGAGTCAAACCGGTTCCCCAGTCCCAAAATCTTGCCATCGAGCCGCTCAGCTACTGAGCTGATCGCTTTTTGCAGCCCATCCGTTACAATATCGTGCTCGGACCGATTAATGAACTTCGAGGCCTGATCCGTCAGCGTTCCCCGAAACTCATTAACACTATCAAAGCGCTTCTCATTGGCGACCTCGGCTTTACTAACTGCCCGATCGGCTGCGGCCAGTGCTGCTGCCACCGCCTTTTCCGCCGCATCAAGCGCCGCACCCAAAGCTTCTTGCTGAGCCGCAAACCGTTGCTCATATCGCAAGTCCCGCTCGCGGTTAATTCGAATAAACAGTTCTCTCAGTCCTCCAACTGTTAGAGCACCTGCCTCGAGTTCGGTTTCGGTTTCGTCGGGCACGGTTACGCTCCGGGAGACAATAATGGCGGAGTGGACTGTGCCAGGAGTTCGGTCTTGCGGTCACTTCCAGCACTGGTCCCAAAGTAGTACCCTACACACGAGATCCAGGCAGTACCCAGCACTCCAGTCATTGCAACCAGAAGATCGTGGGAGGTCGTTGGGACAGAGGCAAAGCACAAAAATGTGAGCAGGCCAAAAAACCCCACTGTCAAGCCATACGCCAATATCGCTGGGGTGCGATCCTTGACAGCAGTTTCGCGTTCACGCGCACTTGCGCGGTCCCCAGCAGCTACAGTCTCAGCACTCACATCGAGTTGTTTGAGCGCCAGTGTGAATTGTTGTTCCGCGCTCTTGATGGCAAGGAGTTGGTCCGGAGTCGCTCCTACGATCGCCGCCGCTACAGCAGGTGCTGGCGTAGTAGGATCCAACCCAAGCGCCCCCACCAGCAAATTCGCGGCCAATCCACCGAGAGGTCCACCAACAGCACTACCCAAGGTCGGTGCCACCACACCGAGTACCTGCTTAGCCTCATCCCAAAAAGAGTTTACCATGGTCAGCTACCCCAGCGGCTTCGCCGCCACAGAGTGAAATGCCAGCGAAACGCCAGCAGCCACCACGGCGCTGCTGTACCACTCCGGCCGACCGTATTTCAGCGGATCCCCGAGTTCGAACCGAATGAGGGCCTCGATGAACGCCGGCGCAGTGGCCTCGGTAATGCTGATCGTCTGGTCTGGGCTCAGTCCCAGTTGCACCGCTACGAACGTGATGTACTGGTCAGTTGGATTGTCGTCGCTAGACGGTGCCCAGCGGTTCATGATCTGGCGAATGGTGTGGAGTCCGTAGTTCTCCTCGTATCGCAGGAGGATCCGCACTCCGGCCCGAATGCCGTGTTCAGCGTCACCAAACATCAAGTACCCCGGTTCACCGCCTGTGGTGTCGGTTCCCACTATGCCCTCCCAGGGCTGGCTGGGGCGCAGGTTGAGCGGATTGTTATTGCGATAGCCGCGAGGCAGAGGCTTAGGTGCTGTTGTCATCGCTGTTGTCCATTCAAGGCGTTGCGGACTTTCGGCTCACCGTACAGGTCAGTCCCTGCCACCGGGGCAATAGCCCCCGCGGCATCAAGGGCATTTATTTGCCCGAGTGCCCGACGAATGAGTGTGTTGGTGAGTGCGGGAGAGCCCTGGACCTGCCGCCGAGTCGCTTCGAGCAGATACTTGGACCCCGCTGTGGCCAGGCCCGTAAGCACTGCCTCATGTGGATCGTTCCTCGCAGCGAAATCGACCGCCCCACTCAGCGCTCCGGTAGTAGCACTCTCCCTTGCTGATGGCAGTTTAACTCCGCCACCAACCGTAGGAGATGCCAAGAACTTTCCAACCTGCGCCAACTGGTCCATGTCATCCGAACCCCGACCAGCCTTGGCCGCGTTCTGGAGCGTCTGCGGATTGATAATTCCAGTCGGACCTGCCGCAAGCGCAGGCTTCTCCAGCCTTAGCGTATCAGCATATTGTTGCCGTAACTGCCCCCAACGGCCTGCATCAGCACCAGCACCCTGTTCGAACTGGTCGTGGATTAGGTCGAGGAGATCTCCGGAGATGTGAGCGGTGGGAGAGCCGCTCCGGGCATCGCGGCCAAGCATCGAGTGCGAGTCAGCCAGGCTCTGCAGCGTCGGACCGTCGATTTGCCCAGGGATCAACTGACCGGTGGTCTGGTCATAGCGAGCATTACCGACGGCCCCTCTCAGGCGATCGAACATCCCGAGCACCTTAGTGCGTTCTGCCGTATCGGTCAGCGAAACCTGCTGCCCACCCTGACTGACAGTTTTACTCGGTTGGAACTCCTCCAGGGCCTGGTTCCGCAGTGCCGATACTCTGCTGCCAAAATCTGGTGTGGCAATGAGTCCATGCTGCCCCATCAGATCATCCATGCCCTGGCCTACGGCCTGGAGATTTGCCTGGACCGCTTGCGGAGTCACCCGGTTTCCAGGCATTCCTGCTACATCGGTTGCAGCCTTAGTGAAGTCCTGTAACTGCTCCCGTGTCCCACCAACTGGCGCACCTTCGTTGCTAATTTGCGAGGGCAGTAACTTCACCCCAAACCGCTGATCCGCAGCCCGGGCCATCAGTGCCACATCAGGATCCACTCTTGGCAACAAATAGTTCCCAATCGCTCTACCACCAACTGCCAACGGACCGCCGAGGAGCGCTCCGGTTGCCATCTGCTCTCCAACCGGCACGTCAGGATGCGCAGACGAGGTTGCCGCCGCCGCAAGTCCACCTTGGAGTGCTCCGGTCAGTGCAGCACCAGTAAGTCCAGTTCCGGCCAGTGCAGTCACTGGCGCCGCCACAGCAGCGATTGGTAGCGTCCCAGCTACCTGTCCGGCAAACCGTCCCCACTGCCCAGCATTGCTTTTGCCCTCCGGCGAGGCCTCATAAGCGGTCCGTGCAGCAGTGCCCTTCGTCGCCAATGCATCAGGGTCGATACCAAGTGCGTCATCAATACGCTTCGCCATCGGGAACTTTTCGTCGGTCCACTTCCCGAGATTAACAACCGAGTTTCCAACGTCCTGTAGTCCCTGGTAAGCGCCGCGAACCTGGGCACCAGTCACACCAGCGGGAGGGGGGACCGAAGGTCCCCCCGCTGCCACCTCCGCCGGCGAGGGCGTCACATCGGTGCCAAACGCGAGCTTCTCAAACGAGTTTGCTGGGACGGGACCTGGGTCAGGAGTAGCGGGAGCGGCCTTGCCACTCCCGAATGCCATGGTTTCGAAATCATCTGCCATTACTGAGCCCCCTCAATGAGGCCCTGGTCATGACCAAGATGCCAACTGGCTTGGAACGCAGCCTTCTTCGCCGCAGAGAGGCCCTGGTAGTATTTCTGGGTATCGCTTTTGCTGAGGTCCGTCATGAAAGCATGTGGGTCCACCAGCGGTGCATTCTGTGCCATCCAGTCGGAGTATTGTGCTGGTGCCGTTTGGGTGTTGGGATGCTGGGTGATGAACTCCTTGGTGAGGGCCTGGTTCATCCGAGTCATGGCGATGTTAGCACCAAGAACCGTCTTGGCCGCCTCCGGAGAAATATCCACTGTCGGATTGGCACTCTCTCGAGTGTTCAATTCCTCCACACTCATTCGCCCATTCTTCAGGATCAAGCCTTGGAGGTACTTGTTGGCCTCTTCCCGTTTCGCCACGTCCGGCTCACTCATGACGAACGGAATGAGGTTTGCGATCATCGAGGGTGTCATGGTGCGGATAATAGCGGAGGCCCGATACAGTTGTTCCGACCCTCGACCAGTAGTGGGAGTGCTGCTATCGAGTGCGTTGTACGCCGCCTGCATGGGATAGATTGCAGTCTGGTAGTTCGCGGCCGCAGTTCGAGCAATGCCAAAATCCTTGGCCGACTGTGCCATCGCCTCATCAGCACCGACCGGCAGTCCAACCGGCATGGCGCCAGGGACACCACCAGCAGCGGTAGCGGTGGGAGTGGCGGTCGGCCCCGCTGTCGGCGGCAGCAGTGATGGTGCTGTTGGTGCCGCCCCCTTGCCGCCAGGCATCAACTCACGTCCACCAGCATTCTGCGCCGCCTGAGTCAGCACATCTGACACGGTCATTCCAGCAAGCTTGGGATTTGCGCTCATTGCACTGGCACTCAGCACCTGCGACGCTGGTTCGTATCCCGGAGCTTTCAGCAGCGCTGTTGCTCCAGCCGCTCCAAACCCATGCGCAAGGTAGAGGGTGTCAGCCCGAATCCCACTCGCCGGAATGCCCCTATTCATCATGTCCTGGGCATTGGTTTGCATATACTGCTGGACCACATCCTTTGTGAGTTGGAGATTCTGGGGATCTATGCGCATGGCGTAGATTTGCTGATCGGTTTTCCCCGTCACCAGTTCCGGATGAACTTTCGTAAGCTCTTGTTTCCAAGTGCTGTTAATCATGGCTGCCGCCCCGGCGGCACTGGAGTTTGGATCCTGCGCCGTCATGCCATAGATGGTGTTCTCGTGGCCGATAATGTGATTGACGAGATCGTCGGCAGTGCGAGTAGGAGCGCCAGCAGCACCAGGGGTGGGCGCCGGACCAGGACCTGGTGTTGGTACCACTGGTGGTGACGCCGGTGCTCCGAGTCCCCCGATAGGCGGCGGGCCTCCAGCCAATGCTCCCGTGATCGTCGGGGCTCCCACCAGCCCAGGCGCCACACCCGGTGCCGTAACTGCTGGCACCGTCTGTGCCACACCACCAGGACCCGGAGGACCAGTAACTCGCGAAGCCTGCTCGGCAGGTCCAGCTTGATTTTGCACCCAAGACTGTACAGGACTAATTGCTCCCGTAAGTTTGTTTCTCAGTGCTCCGTAGCCGGTCTGCGCACCAGTGTCGACGTTGAAGCCCTCAGGCACTTGGTAGCCGCCCCTGGTGTCGGCGCTCATGAGCGCCCCATTCACCGTGCGTAATGCAGCGTCTCGTGCTACCCGATCCTTTTCGGCGTTGCCAGTAGCTGTTGGTAAGTTCGCTGCCATCGCCGCCGCGATGCGATCGGACTGAGGGTCGTTCAGTGACTTTGCTGCGAGTGTCAGCGCCTTGGCCCCATCTGCGGTTGTGGATCCAGGGTCCTGGAGCGCTCCCGCCAGGGCATTTCGCAGGAAATTCGTTTTGCCCTGTGCCACATCGAATTGAGTCGCAAGCGTCGATGCCTGCGCCCGGTTCATCTCGGCGCCTTCCAGCGACATTTTCATAATGTCGGGAGGCACATACGCAGGGGCGATTGGGAGTGATGACATGGAAATTCTCCGTTACACAGGTCCGGCCAGCAGTCCGCCCGGCCCAGTCGACACCTGAGGCGTGTACGGGGTGCCAGTCCCACTACCGCCAAACAGTGAGCCGATGCCCGACGCCAGCGATCCGAGCGCCCCACCACCTTGGATAGTGCTTGCCGCTCCGCCAGGTGCGAACGCGGCAGTAAGAGGGCCGGTCCCCGTGGCGATGCTACTGCCCAGCGCATTCGCTCCCATAGTATTGTATGCACCAGACGCTCCGGCACCCTGCATACCAAATCCGGCCTCGGCCTGGCCGGCGCCAATGACCTGGTTGCCCTGCTGAAGCGCGCCCGAGAGGCCCGTGTTCGTAAGGCCGGTCAGCATGTTATAGTCCTGCTGGTTCTGGGTGAGGTAGTTCTGTAACTGCTGGTTGTAGGTGGTACTCGCGAGGTTCTGGGCGTATTGGTCTCCGGCTTGGATAGCAGGGCCGCTAACCCCTAATCCTCTCGCCGTTTGGCTGTTCTGGGTGGCCTTGAGGCCCTGCTGCAGCTGAAACTGATAGCCCGGTGTGGAGGCCAAGTCTGTTGGATTGAACTGCGCCGTGTAGCCCGGTAGGTTGGCAGCCAGCATTGGCAACGCCTGTTGCGACGGAGCAAAGTATGGGTTCTCCGTATTCGTCGCAGCATTCACATGATCCTGGAGGTTCTTGGTCCAAGTCCCCACCGCGTTGTTGAGAATGCCTTGGCTACCACCAGTCCCACTGCTCGAGATGGCCCCACCAACGATACTCCCAACCGCTCCAATAGCTGCACCCCAAGGCATCACAGATCTCCAGTCAATTCATGCTGCTCCATCACCTCGACCGCACCACTATGCGAGAGGTTATGGATGCAGTAGAGCGTGGTGTTGTCTTCGAGGGTCTCGAACAGATGTTTGGTGCCGCGCTTGATGACGAGCATGTACGGGGCACTGTAGTTGCCCGTTGGCTCGCCATCGATCCAGATAGACACTCGACCAGTAGCGATAAGGGTGCTGTGGTCGTAGCAGTGGGAATGCTGAGGTATGAATGTTCCAGCCTTGCGCACCACCATCTGCTTCACAAACACACCGTCGACAGTCGTGAAATCCAGCTGTACCGGTTGCACTGCGAGCCGTTGGTACTCGGTCATCACTCTACCCTCATGCAAACAATGAGTGTCACCCGATCACTATCCCCGTGGTTTTGCACCGAGTGCTCTCGCAGATTATCGAAGTACCAAGCTTCGCCCTCACCCATCACCACGTTCTCGCCCTCGCAGATGTTAACACATCCGGGGTTCGTGGCGATCGGAACGTACAGCTTCACATTCATGTTCTCTGCGTGCCAGGTGCCCCGGTCGTTGTGAGGGAGGATCATCCCTCCAGCCGGGATGCGAGTAATCAACACCCCGCCGAGAAACGTGGCAGCGACGTGCTGCATCAGCCCGAACACAATAGGCCTCAGCGCGGAGAGTGCGTGCCAGGCGGGCATCCACTCCGGCAGGAACGGAGCTTCGCCTAGCTCCCCCTCCCGCCACCGAACCCAAATATCACTCGCCTCCCGATGCGGAGACTCCCGACCAGTCCGAGCGCGGTGCGCGTTCCAGAGTTCCGGATGCAGAAGGAGTTGCAGTTTCACCCCCTCCACATTGATGCCCCCGGCCAGTCGATGGAAATTCTGCATCTGGAGTTCTCCACACTATGTCGGGACGCTATCACAACAGGGTGGCCAGGGCCACCCCATACCAACCCACAAACAACCCCCGTGGCCCGAGCCAGGCTTGCAGCCCTCATGGCCCAATCAAATGTAGTGTGGCGAGGTCCAACTCCAACGCCGCCAACCGAGTCGACAAAACCTGCACCTGCACCACCACCGCTTGAACCTCGGCCTGCGTAGGCGGGTTCGAAATGGTCTGAGTGAACCCAGCATTAAAGGTAGCGCGAGAGACCGTACCAGTTGGGGCTGTCCAGCCAGTCTGGGTGCCGAGTCCCAGGTTCGTTCGGCTCGTTGCACTGCTCAGCAAATCACCCAGGTTATTAGCCTTCTGGAGTGAGTTATCCGCTTCAGTTCCCTGGGTGGCGGTGGCAAAGTCAGTCGTGTCGTGGGTTGCCGCCGTGCCCAGGTCGAGATTAAGTCTCGCGGCTACCGCATCCGTAAGGTCGCTGAGATTGGCCGTCTTCTTGGCTCCGGCGTTCGCTGCCAGCTGGGCCACCTGAGCGGCAAGCTGAGCAATTGCTGCCGCCGTCTGCGCTGCCGCCGCCGCATCAACAGCACTCTGAGTAATCACCCCCAATGACTGCCCGGTACGGATCCAGAGCGCCCTCAGCAGTGAGTACCAGGTCCCAGTGACTTTGTTGTCCTTGTCCACGAACGGAGAGCTAGAGTCCGGAAGTCCCTGGTTGGCGGCACTTTGAACTGGATTGGCCATTAAGTCCCCGCCCTGACTGCGTCGATCCAGGCACCTTGGAGTGCCGTCGGACCAGACTGCCAACTGAGCTCGTACACCCGATCCCGAGCCATGCCAAGGCGGCGCCACTGAACGCTGGTGTAGAAATCTCCCTGGAGACCAAGAGTTTGCAACACCGGGGGGTTCCAGGTAGCGCCGCGAGTGTCGCTCCACCTAAGTGCCATTCCAGCATTACCGGACTCAATATTTCCTACCTGCACATCAGCCACAAACCTGTTGTGGACCATCCTACGTCCATCATCGAGTATGTGTGGGAACGAGCGCAGGAATTTCATTGGAGCCCCGTTGTCGGTGTTAACGGTCGGATCGAGGGCGTAGATGTTGGCGTTCTCCCAGTCCCCAATGATCACCTTGTCGTAGGCAAATGCCACGCAGTTCATCCGATGCCGATGCTCGGTGATACCGTCGTTGGTGTCCAGCCAACAGCGCTCATGCCAGAACCCAGTGGTAATATCGAACACCCAAGTCTTATCGGCGGTGGGAAACGTGAGGACGTAGAACGCATGGCCCTGCTGTTGATACACCATCCCAATAGCATCATCAATCACAGCATACCCACTAATCGCCACCTCAATCGCATGAGTACTCACCCGGTTAACTGTGGTGTTTTGTCCCATCACTACCATAGCGTGGCCAGAGAGGCTCCTCGACAGCCAAATCACCGTCTCGCCGGCCTTCTGTGCCGAGTACTTAGCGGCACAGCCCATGTTGACAACGGCGTTGGGAACTCGCTCAAACGGGAACGTCCCTCCAGCCTGTCCACCAGAGTTATACCAGATTTCACTCGTGTAGCGGCCCAGAAGCCAAATCTCCGAATGCACAATCACCACGGTAATAAGCCCATCGGCATAGGAGACCTTGCTAGCAAAATCGAGTGGATCGAACGTCGTGTCCTCACTCCCACTGCAGTAGAATATTGGGGTCTGAGGTTTGTTCAGCACAAAGAACGTGTCCACATAGTCCACCTTGTCAGCACCGTAGAACCCCTGCTCATTCGGCGTTGTCGACCCAGGGTCAATCACAAACATGATCCGAGTCGCGAGATCCACCACATACCCTCCAGTGGTGCCATCCACTAACACGAGTTTCGTTCCGTTGTCGGCCATGGAAACTGGCGTAAGCCCCGGTGCAATGGTGCCTAGTGCGGTGAACGTGTAGGTGTCATCGACCCAATAAAGCGTGTCGTAACACACTGCATAGAGGTCGCCGTTGCCGGCAGTGTAGAGACCTCTTACCGGGCCAGATCTGGGCATAACGACTCCTGGGGCATATTGTAACTGCACGGTCAGGCGGTAGTCGAACGAGGTGGCGATGCCGAAGTTGGGATCCGGTATCAGCCCACCAGCATTCTGTGCATAGTACGTGCTTCCAACGCTGTAGGCCATAAACTGCCAGGGCATTGCGAACGTGCCGTCAGACCCGGAGGGTCCGTCCTCCCCAGCCTCGCCAAGCAGACCAACCCAGTAGTCGCCAACAGGGAGTGCCACTCCAACCGGGAAGTGATAAATTCCAGGGAGGAACCGAGTATCATCACCTCCAAACCCATTTCCCACTGTCTGTAGTGGTGACTGCGCCAACAGGTCTCCGGGCACTCCAGCGTTATTGCTATAGATCACCGCTCGGTATTGCGGCCAGGTAACAATTCCAGTTCCTTGGTGATACAGCACTGCAAGCACATTCGACACAAATCCCTGCTCATGCATGAACAGTCGACTTACGGCTCGCTGGTTGTAGTCTGGACGAATGTCGCCGTTAATCAGCGTATCCACAAACGGTATAATAACGCTGCTGTGAAACGGGGCAATAGTAAAGTCGGTCGGATTGCTCGTATTGAGTGATCCGACATAGCGGCTAGTTACCGTGTAGCCCTTGAAACCCTCTGGAGGTGCAAACGCAAAGGGGTCCTGACCGGAGTTGACTGTAAGCTGGTCCCCAAGTACTCCTGGCTGTGCCGATGGATATGAGGCACTGAGATTGCCGGGGGAGAATGGGTTGAGGTTGATTAGCACTCCATTCGTGGGATCTGTGCTATCCCATACGTAGTCCGCCACGGGAGTCCCATTCAACCAGGTTCCATTCTTTCCGAACCACACAGTGGATGCATTGAACGGTACTCCACCAACGTCAACGCTGGCGACCACATATGCAAACTGCAACACGTCACCAGCAACAAAAGGTATTGGACCAGGTTGAAAACTGCCAGGAAAATACGTCCCGTCAGCCCGCCAGGCGAAACTCCCATCACTGGTATCAGCCATGGTGGTACAGAAATCTGCCGACATAGTTTCAAAGAAGCTCGTAACTCCCACCGCCGTCAGTGGCGAGGTACACACATCCACCTGCATTTCCCAATACCAGTTACCAGTATTTTTGATCTCCTGGAACACTGCAGTGGACATCTGCGGGCCAACAGCATCGGAGTCACTGTAGGGTCCGAAAGTCCCTCCCTGATCCACCCCTCCAGTCACAGTGCGATCGAAATTACTGATCACAATGAACTCTGGATCCGCATTCGCCGTAGTGTCCGGATCGAACGCCACCGCCGTAGGCTGCACCACAAACTGCTCCCCGAGGTTCGTCGAGCCCGGCGAAGAGTAGTAGATGTAAGCAGGGGATTGAGTGGTGGCGTTGCCAAGCTTTGGTGGAATGGGCTCTCCCTCTGGGGTGGGAATTTCCTCCGCGTAGAGGTTAAGTGAGCGCTGGGCACTCGCGATTAGCGATTGCGACACATACGACCCACCGCCGAGGAACACCTTGGTCATGGCAGCGGGCCTCCCAGCGGATTAGCTCCAGGGAACGCCGATCGCACCGTAGCATCGTCAATGTTGAAACTCCGTGCCCCGGTCCTCGGATCATAGGTGGCGTTGTTGGTCCAGGTAATCGAGGTGCTTCGTGCGTGCAACACCGCCGTGCAGAACGGGTTGAACCCAGTAGTCAGTGATGTGCTCGCCCCCCTGTTGTTGCTCATGGTGCAATTGGTGCTGTTCACCGCACAAATATCTCCCCTCTCCGTGCCAGTAAGGCCCTGGTCTCGCACGTTATTGTAGGCGATATTACTGTCCATGAGCACCTTGGTCGAGCTAAACACATGGACACCCCTACCGCCATTATTGTAGCAGGTGTTGCGTTGGCACAACGAAGTGTGGGTGTAAGCGGTGGCGGCTCCAGGAGGAGTGGTATTGGAGTTGTTTCGCTGCGCCAGCAAAAAGTCGTCCATGATAATGCCATTGCCATCAGTATGGTTGGTCGAGGTGATCCCACTACCACCCAAAATGATATTGTCATGGCATACATTGTTGATCACCTGGATCCGGTAAGTAGCGGCGATATCCGCAGCACTTGGAGTGTAAGGGATCTCGGTAGGCTCGTAGATGGAGATACCTGAGGTTTGGTTGCCATTCCAGCAGGAATTTGCATAGCACTCATTTCCATCCATAATGTACCAGTCTTTGAAATTGGCCTGGATGCCCGAGCCTCCGCAGTCGTGGATCTTGTTGTTCAGTGCGATTAGGTGATGGCCCCAGAAGCCGAGGCCCGACCCAATAGTCCGTGCACCTCCGAGCGTCGTCACTCCAGCATTGCCACCATCAATCTCAAAGCCATCGAAAATGAGATAGTTCCCATTCACATGCACTACGTCATCGGAATTACTGCTGTTAATTACCAGCTTCGCACCATGGAGTACCGTGGAGTAATAGACCACGAACCCGATCATCGAGTTGGTATTGCCGCCACGGGAGAGCACCTGGCTGCCAGGCAGATTGTACGTACCGGCAGCAAAATTCACCACATCGCCAGCGGCAAGCTTGCCGCTCGCATCCGCCCCGGCGAGAGTTTTCCACGGAGATACTGAGGTGCCCTGCCCGGTCGGAGGATCGTTGCCGTTGGGCGCCACAAACCAGTTCCGTACCGCAGTGTAATACTGTTGGGTGGTTTTGGGTGTGAGCGTGGCGAAAAATGCACTAAGCGGAGCAAGGCCCTCGACCAAGCGGCCAGGGCTCTTCGCCGAACCGCTTAAGGCGGACCGAGGCAACAGCGCACCACGAAGAGGCCGCACTCTGCGGGTAGTAAGCGTTGGCACTCCCCTGGGGTTCAAGTTCGCCGCCAGCGCATGACCGCGATGAATGCTTCCAACCACCGTCGACGTAGGTGTAAGGTGGCCCTGCAGCCGTGAACTCAGTGCCGTAGCACTAACACTGCTAGTCATCGCAAGTGTAGCTAGGAGGCGACGCCTACGACGCAGCGTCGCAGCCACAACGCTACTTGGCGTTACCGCCTCGGCAACACGACCGTGCTTGTGCACAGCACCCACCACCGTACTGGTACTGCGAAGGGCTTCGCCTAACCCGCCCGCCACAAGTGCCTTGCCAATCGATGCTGACAGCAGTGATGTATCAGTGATGCTCTCGGCAACGAGAGCCCGAGAACGCCGTTGCGCCCCGGCCACGACGCTGGTCGGTACTGCGGCCTCGGCTAGGGGTTTGAAGAGTGGATTGAGTGCCACACCAATGAGCGTCGTATCCACGAATAGAAACGAGCTGAGATCCCTGGTACGCTGGAGTGTCGCATCCATTTCGCTCGTCGGAAACACCTGAGCAACCAGCGCCCTGGGCCGGAGGTTCAGCA